ATGTCGCGTGCCCGATTCGTCGACATGCGTGAGGCAGAGAGCACGACACTTTCCGAGGCCCTGGACCGATACTCACGCGAGGTGAGCTCGGCGAAAAAGGGGGCCAAGCAGGAAGGGACCCGCATCAATAAGTGGAAACTGCACAAGTTGGCAGGCAAGGGTCTCGCCGCCATACGCTCGAGCGACTTGGCTGCTTACCGTGATGAAGAGCTGAAGGCTGGCAAGTCCACGGCCACGGTCAAGCTCGACCTGGCCGTGATCAGCCATCTATATACAGTGGCAATCAAGGATTGGGGGATTGAGGGGCTGAGCAACCCCGTGGCCAAGCTGCGGATGCCGAAGGGATCGAAGGAGCGCGATCGGCGGCCGACGGCCAAAGAATTGAAGGACGTGATCAAAGCGGCAGGGGAGATTCACGCCGAAATGCCGGCGATCATCGAGATCGCGGTAGAGACAGCGATGCGGAGAGGTGAACTTCTCACATTGCGTCGTGAGAACGTCAAGGCAAAGCACGCGCTGCTGGAGGATACAAAAAACGGGACTCGTCGATTGGTTCCGCTGTCCATGCGGGCCAGGACCCTACTCGAGTCACTGCCAGCTCGCATTGATGGCAAAGTCTTTTCGCTGGCGCCGCACTCAGTGAGCCAGTATTTCCACAAAGCTTGCAATGCGGTGAGTGTTGAAGACCTGCACTTTCATGATCTGCGCCATGAGGGGACATCCAGGCTATTTGAGAAGGGATTGTCGATCATGGAGGTGGCCAGCATCACCGGGCACAAGACAATGAGCATGCTCAAGCGCTATACCCACCTGTGCCCTGACGCTCTGGCCGACAAGCTCGGTTAACTGACCCGGGCGAGTGTCGGCGGTGTCTGGCGCTTTCTGCCCGGACGAGCCGGAACATGGCGCCCCTGTTCGCACTCCAACAGAAACTGGCGAACCGTGCTGACCCGCCAGCAGATGCGGCTCCCCTGCTTGAAGAAGGGCGGCAACCAGCTCGCACCAGCCTGCCGCGCGCTGCGGATCGATGATTCAGTTCGGCCCAGGAGCTTGGCCAGTTCAGGAATATGGATGATCTCTGGTTCCATAAATGTCTCCACGCCGCCGGCGGCGGCACAGTAGTAAGGGGTCAGGCGAGGAAGTGGTGGCCCACGGTCGCGGCCAGGGCGGCCTGCTCCGTGCGGAACATCAGCCGTGTCTTGCTGGTCCGGCCATAGGCCTCGTATTCAACGTCAACCCACCAGGCGCCGAACTTGCGATAAGGCGCGCCCAGGATCTTGCTGACGTAGCAGTCGATCAGGTTCATGGGGTGTCTCCACGCCGCGCATGGCGGCAGAGGTGGGGAGGAGTTAGCGTGGTGCCGACCATTTGAATGACAGCGGCTCAGGCGGGAAGAACAGGTGGCGCATATTGGCGACGTTCACGATGTCGTGGTCTGCCGGGAAAACCTCAACCGCGTCCAGGCCGCCGCGTCCGCATTCGCGCTTTAGCTGCATGAGCTCATCCCAGGTCACCTGATCCACCCATGTGCTGCCGTTATGGGCCGCGCGGCAGATACTCATGCGCTGGAATCCGTTGGGCTCAGTGAACACCTGAACAAGGAAGGACCTCGACCGCCACACCTCGACTAGGTCAGGAGGGCGAAAGCCCGGCCACTCCTCTTGCGGCACCCGGCGTAGGACAACAGGCTCCTTGGCGTTCTGCTTCGCCAGCAGGCGGCGCTGGCTTCTATCCGTGTTCATAGCAATAGCTCTCCATGCCCGCCCACTGGCAGGCTTGAGTTGTTGTAGGGGGAGGGGTTACTCGCTGTACTGCTTGCGGATGCGGCGGGCGATGGCGCGGAGCTCGAAGTCCATCTCGAACATCTCGTTGTTGTCCTTGCGCGAAACGACTGGCGACCTTGTGACGTTGCGTCCACCCAGAATCCAGGCGGCCAGCAGGATCAGGCCCGATTCCAGTTGGCGTCGGAGAAATCCGTCTCGCGGGATCATGGCCTCGGCCCCTTCCAGATGAGCCAGGCCATGTAGAGCGGGGCGGCGATTGGTAGGAGGATCATGGCGTCACCTCGCGGCGCGCCCACCAACACACAGGGCCGTCGTCGGTGTCGTGGATGGCCAGACAAAACCAGTCGCCACCGAACGGCCGTTCTGGCTCCCAATAGCTGCAATCCGGGTCATGACTTTCAAAGTACCGGTTAGCTACCGCTTCGTCGGCGTACTCCAGGCTGACCATGGTGACCTGCAAGCCTTGCTCAGCGATCCAGGCCTTGCACTTGTCGCCATCGCCTTCATCGAAGTCAGGCAGGTCGGGGTGCTGGAACATTCCGTTTTCATCGCGCACTACCGGCGATCGCTGGATCAGTTTGACTTCTTCAGGCATGACTTCGTCCTTGCCGCCATATAGCGGCTGTTCAATAGAGGGGAGAGGGGGCGGAGTACAAATGTACTCCTTGGGCATTTCAGCCTTCGACAGCGGCTTGGAGTTCGATCAGGGCTTTGTTGCGTGCTGCCGCTCCGTCGACCGACAGGCCATGAATCCGCACGAACTCATGCACCGAAGACCGGAGCTCGACCAGTTTGGCGCGCAGTTGCTCAACTTCCGGATCTCGCGCAGCAAACGCCTTGGCACCCTGGTCGGCCATGTCACCGGCGCTGAAGCCGTCGGAGGTTGGTGGGTGGAGGTAGAACTTTCGGACCTCGTACTCATCCGGCATCGACAAGGCTATGTCCAAGCCCTCGCCATTCGACTCTTCCCAGCAGCAGGAGCCATGAGATCGGACCATGAAAACCGGCTCGCTCTGGTGCTGGGCGGCTGGCTTGGCAAGAATGGCGCGAAGCTCAGGGAGCGCGGCCAGTGCTGTCGCCGTATTCCTTCCAAAGTCGCAGCGCTCGAGCAGCTCACGCGGCACGCTGACCATCTGTTCGGTGTTGCTGGATCGGTTTTCTGTGGGCATGGGGATACCTATCTGCGCCTGAGCAAGACGCGGCTACAGTTAAGGGGTGGGGCTGGAGGAGCGCGATGAATCAAAAGCTGACTTGTAAGAAATGCGGCAAGGAAACCGAAGTTCAGTTACGCCACGACGGCAAAACCGATTGGCAGGTTTTTAACTGCCAACTTTGTGGTGCCTTGCATGTCGAGGAGTCCTATTTCAAAGCTCCAGGATCTCCAGCGGAGTTCCGCTTCCGACTCGCTGATGAGTCTTAAGCTGCTACCGATAGACGCTCTGCTATTCGCCACGGATCATTAGCTCTGGCCAAGGCAGCCATTGGTGGCGGACTGACGCTGTTGCCACACATGTGTACCTGTTCGGTCTTGGTGAACTCCCTGCCGTCGGCGCCCTTGTCGATGATGTAGTCGGCTGGGAAGCCCTGGGCCAGGTACAGCTCATGCGGTTGCAGCATGCGCAGGCAGATGTCGACGATCACATACGGCGTGCCTTTCACATGCACGGTGACCAGTGCCAGGCGGTCCCGGGTCGTGACTGTGGGTGAGGGGTGGTCAGCACCGCTGGTGTTCTCCGTCCCGTAGTAGCTGATCAGGAACGCAGCCACCCGCAGCGCGCCTTCTTCATGCTCTGGAGAAAGCTTGTACTCGACCAGGGCGTGATGCTCGGCGCCGGCGGTCATGGTTGGCACTGGCTCATCCATGCTTCGCCCGGTGCAGTTGTTGCGCAGGGTAGCCAGGCTGGCACTGACCAGTTGCTGCTGGCTGCCGGTGTTGGTCACCGTGGTCATGGGGTCGTCCATACCCTTGGCGTGGGTGGTGTTGAAGCCGCCATTCATCTGGGCCATGAACACCGTTGTAAGGCCCATGGCGTGTGCGGCGCCGGCCGGGCGCTGGTAGTTACCACCGCTGGTGATGGTCGGTACCGGCTCGTCCACGGCCTTGCCTGCGTCATCGAAGCGGAACTTCACCAGGTGAGCGGAGGCCAATGCGTGCTTCACGCCGCCGGCGACCACTGTGCCCACTGGTTGATCGAGCCCGGGCACTCGCGGCTTCTGGCCGGTGCGCTCGCCATATCCCGACTGAATTAGGGTAGGGCTGATCAGCGTCAGCTCCCCGCGATTGGCGCAGGTCACTGTCGGCAATGGTTCCAAGGGATCGTTCACCCGGTCGCTGCCCTGGTGTGTTGCTGGTGCAATGATCGGGCTGGCCATGGCGAACGACCCGCCGCGGGGCCAAGAGGTGACTGTGCGCAATGGTTCATGTGCGGACTGGGCCAGTTCGCCGGACCAGTTGGCGATCGGCACAATGAAGGGCTGCGGGTTATTGAGCACGAACTTCTGCAGGCCTTTGGCGACTCGACGCAGGGTGGCCTGGGCCAGGTCTTTCTTCCTGCCGAAGATGCTTTTGCTCGGCACAGTCCAGTCGATGCACTCCGCCGCGGTGCGCCACTTCTGCTGACCCTTGGCGGGCTTCTTCGCGTGGGTTGGCGTCGGCCACACGATCGGCTGGTCGTCGCAGCGGGCGATCATGAACAGGCGCTCCCGGCTGGTAGGGGCGCCGAAGTCGCAGGCCTTGATAACGCGCCACTCGACCTGATAACCCATGCCCTCCAGCAAAGCCACAAAGCGCTTCCAGGTGGTGCCGCGGCGCTTTGGGTCTGGCACCAGGAACTGATTGGAAACCGGAACCTGCTCGCCGGACGCGGCCACCCGGTTGACCTTTGCCTTTGGCTTGGTTGGGTGCTGCACCAGGTCCAGAGTGACGACCCGGCCAGTAGCCTTGTCGCGCTTGGCGATCAGTGGGCCCCATTGCAGGATCTGCTTCACGTTTTCCAGGCTGATCACCCGGGGCTTCTTCTTTCCGGCCCACTTCAGGCCGATCCACGACAAGTTGCGAATCTCGCGCTTGCGCGGCTGGCCGCCGGCAGCCTGGCTGTGGTGGGTGCAGTCCGGGCTCATGTGGAACCAGCCCACTGGGCGGCCGCCGCACTCCTCGTCCGGGTCACCCTCGAACACGTCGGTGGTGTAGTGCCGAGCGTGCGGGTGGTTGGCCGTGTGCATGCTGATTGCTGCCGGGTTGTGGTTCTTGGCCACGGTCACCGGACGACCCAGGCCCATCTCCAGCCCGGTACCGGCGCCGCCACCGCCGCAGAAGAAGTCGACCACGATCTCGTCATCTTGCGGATCGAGGCCCAGGCCGTACTGGGTTTTGAAGTCGAAGGCGGGCTTTTTCTGAAATGCAGACATGGGCGGTCCTCGCCGGGGTGGCGTAAGTTGGTGAAGTCGGGTATTAGTGCCCGGCGCAGTGCTGAGCTAAAGGGGATATGAGTGAGCTGGGAAGGCGTTTTGTTGTGGATTGAACATCATCCGGGTCTTGCGTCTTGGGTCCAGGCAGTAGGCTCAATCGGTGCGATTGTTGGTGCTTTTGCAATCAGCAGTGGGCAAGAAAGGCGTCAAAGTAGGCTTGCAAAACGAAACTCTATAGATCGTTTCGACGCCTACTGCGCCGTCATTAAAAATGCGGTCGAAAGCGCACAGTCGGTTTCCAGCTTTGCAAATGATGAGGCTGCTTATTTCGAGTTTCGCTCGGTTTGGGAAAAGTATTTAAGTGAATCTTTGAGGTCCTCTTTGGAGGCAGCCAAGGCGATTTTGGTGCACGAGCTCTCAGACTATAAGCTTGTTGTGTACTACAGCGGCTTGATGGGCTCGATTTATAAAATTCACTATGAAGTTGAGAAATACATGGCCACGACGCCGACTACGGAGGCGACACTCAGGCTTTACGATGATCTGAAGCTGCTGTCATCGATGATCCAGTTCGACTGGACTCAATTTCAAGATCGCGCTGAGCTGAAGCGTATCCGGATGAAAAGGTAGTCTGCAGGTTAGCTGGCAGGCAGCGCCGGAGTGTCAGGCGGCGCGGACTTTGAAGGTGAGCATGGCCGTAGCGTCGTCGTTGAAGCACTCGGCCAGCTCTTGATAGGCCCTGTACTTGGCCTGACTGCGAGTGGCGGCCCAAATGCGCCGCACGTAGTGGCGGGCATCGCCCAGCATGTAACGCACGTCATCCCAGTCGTACATGCAGTTGGTGAGGACTTCCCACTGCTTGATCGGCAGCTCGTCGGCCATCTCGCCGTACTGCATCTCCCAAGTCGGGTGATAGTTGCGGATGCGCTTCTTCGGGTCGCTGTCGAGGATGACGCCGATGTAGTGGCCACGGTCAGCCATGATGATGCCGGGCTCGCCGTTGGCGATAACCCGGCGACCGACCTCGGCCGGCACGTCGTAATGGCGGCGAACGTAGTCGCAGCTGTAATTGCTCATTGGTCGGTCCTTGATCAGGCTGCTTTGCGCTGATTGAGCACGCGCTGGCGGGCGGCTTCGTACTCGCTGCTGACTATCTCAACCAGGCCGTCGACATCGCCGTCAGCCGCCTTGCTGCCCAGGTTCAGGTACACGGTATCGCCATAGGTGAAGCACACCCCGCCACTGAGCCAGATGCCGCCGCGCTCGACGCCGATGGCTTCCCACATTTCGTCCCGGTCGATATCGTCCGGGCAATGTGCTTTCCAGAGATCTTCCAGGCGCTGGTGCTCAGCCTTCTCTGCCGCGCGCACCTCTTTGTCCGTGCCCTTGGCATGCTTGGGCGCCCGGCGCAGAGAGCGGTAGCCGTATTCGTCGGGGCGGCACCAATGCACATCAAGGTCGCGGCTGGCGCTGAGCTTGATGCCGCCGACGTAGTTGCGGGAGCCGCTGTACATCGGCGAGGCGTCGGCGCCAAAGGCTTCGCCCAGATTTTTGCGCTGAGCGTCCCAGGCTGCTTTCTTCCCGTCCCAGGCGCGCACGGCGGCCAGGACCTTTGGCGATTCGGTCTTGTAGAAGTAGCTCATGGCTTTCTCCATGCATGCGCCGCCCTCCGTGGCCGGATGCGGCATGGTGGCAATTTGGTTTTGGATGGGGTATTACGGGTGACCGGCATGGGGCCGGGTCAAAGGAGTGAGCTGTGAAAAAGCCTGTTGTCGACCATATTTGGGCAAAGATCTACGACCAAGACAGCCTTGGTAAATCTGCAGCACAGACCAAGCTGGATGAAGTGAAGGCTCTTCGCTTGCGGATACATGAGTCATACGGCAGTGAGGTTGCAAATAACGTGCTGAGTCATGGCCTGATTGAGCACGCGCTTGCGCGCTGTATTGAAATACAAGACGGAAAATCCGGGCTTGATTACGACGACCTCCAGATTTATGCGACCTTCGCGACATCTGCAATGAATCACTCCCAGACACTCATTGACAAAGAGCTAGACGAGCTAGGCCTGTAAGCGAGGGGAGAGCACCTCGTCGCCCGGATCCTGCTGAATCATCAGCATGCTCTTCCGGTCGAAGGCCAGTGCCAGGCGGGGCGATATGCTGATCTCGTGCCGCGGCGGGGTTAGAAACTTCGCAGCGTGCTGCATGCCCAGTGCATGGATGCCGTGGATCAAAGCCTCGATCATCTGGCTGTATGTGGCATCTGCCCATCCGCATATCGCCCGAAGGTGCTGGCCGGTTCGCTTCCTGGCTGACAGGCGCAGCGGATCGGCCCGCGCCGCAGATCGGTGAGCTTCGATTTCGTGGCGCGCGATCCTGAACAAGGCGTGGTGTCCGAGCGCTTCGATGTGATGAATCATCAGCGTCATCGCCTCGCCCTGTTCCTCGATTCCGGCCCACTCCATCAGCTCCAGCAGGGCCTGCTTAGTCCCTGGTCGAACCTTCAAGCGCAGGTCTTCTTCCTGTAGCCTGGCCGCCTTCTCTCGGCGGCGCTCGTCGCGCTGTGTCTGCGTCATTGCCATTTGGCACCCCCTTCAATCCGCTAGGCGGCAAGTGAACCTGTGCCCGGCGCTGGTGGCGCTGCAGGGCCATTCGTTTGAGTTTCATGGGTGAGTTCCATATCGGCGTCGTGCCAGCCCGCCAACCACCAGCCTCCGTCGACGGTCATGTTTCCGTAGGGCTGGGAGAGGCGGCATTTGCCGTCTTGGCGGCTGGTCCGGCCCTGGTAGTAGGCGACGGGGTAGGTGAGGCGTAGCCGTGTGGTCTTCATGGCTATGCCCCGGACAGGTAGGGCAGCGGCGCAAAGGGAATATCATCGTCGAAGCTTTCGTAGTCCGGGCCATGGGCGCCTTGCTGACTCTGCTGAGGTGCCTGCTGGCGGTTCTGTGGGCGCTGCTGCTGTGGCCTGGACTGTTGCTGCTGGCTGCTCTGCTGCGCCTGCTGTGGCGGGCTGCCGGCAAACTTGATGATGATCACCCGGCCCGTGAGCTTCACGCCCTGCGTTTGGTCCGATTTGGTGAACACCTCAACGTGGGCGTCATCGATGGTGAAGTGGACCTGCTGGCCTTTGACCAGGTACTGGGCCATGGCTTCGGCCTGCTTACCCCAGAGCGTGGCATCTACCCATTGTGTCGGGCGCTTGCCGTCCTGGCCCTTGCGACCGTAGTCACAGGCAATTGCCAGGTTGCACACGGCGTCGCCGCCTGGGGTGTAGCGCAGTTCAGCGTCGCGGCCAATGCGGCCGATATCAGTAAGAGTAGGCATCGTGATTCCTTGGATTATGCGGCCGCGCCGAGAACCTTGTTCATGCGCTCGTCGAGGATTTCGTAGAAGGTCTTCACCCGCTCGGTGAGCTTGCGGATCATCACTTCGTCGCGGTACACGCGCTTGACGAAGAGGGGCATGCCCGGCCAGTAGCTGATGAAGTCCAGCCACTCGCGCTCGGAGACCCACAGGCCGCCCTGGCATTGGGCGACATGCTCTTTCGGAACTTCACCAGCCAGGATCACGCCGACCTGAAACTTGGGCAGCTTGGTTTTGATCTCGGTGAGGCCGTTGTCGCCGACCAGGGCGTCAGGCGAGTAGCCGATGCCGTGGTTCAAGATGATTCCCACGGACCGAGTCTTGAGGCTTTCGCGGTCCTCATACAGGCTTCGCGCGACCCCCTCCAGTTCATGACCTCGGATGGTTGCCTTGGTCTGAAAAGGAATTTCGGCGGCCTCTTCGGTGATGCGCTCCCCAATCAGCTGGTCCATGTAGGTGAAGGCTGCCACGCCGAAGCCTGCTTCCCCCTTGCCACTGACCAGCAGGCAATCCAGTTCCGAGCAGGTGATGATGCCCAGGCGCAGTGCCAGCCACTCCGGCGTGCCTTGCTCGATATCAGTGATGATCTGCATTAGTGCTCTCCTCGCTCGCGGCTTCGTGCTGCTTCACAGACTTGCTCAGCATCCCCAACACCTGGTCGAACGCTGCTTTCTCAACTGCGGATGGGGTTCCGTGGATGCTGGCGAATGCGGTCTTGGCTTTATCGCTGCAGCGCTCCAGCAGCATGGCCAGCTGTGTGGCCTGCACCGAGGTCACCCGCGGCGTCACAACTGCGCCGTTGCCATCGTCATCCTCACCAGTGGTAGTGAAGTTGAGCAGGGCGCCGGCGGTGTAGCGCTTTCCGTAGCTAACGCTGGAGGCCACGGCCTGTACGCCGTTCTTGCTGCCGGTAGTATCGGCCGGCAGGACCAGGGAGGTGGTTTCGCGGTGACCGGCGCGGTGGCTCAGGACTCCTTCGACCTCGATGCCGCGTTCGTTGCGTGGGGTGCGGAAGGACAGGGCGAATCCATGCCTTGCGAGAACCGGCTTGATCATCTCGTTGATGTCTTCCCAGAGCGCGTAGGTGCTCTGGATGCGGCCATTCTTGTCCTTGATACCTCCACGTTCGCCGATCACCGGCAGCTCTTCCTGCATGGCGGCCAAGGCTTCGTCGAACTGCTGCTTGGCCTGCAGGGCCTGGATGTTCTGGTGCATGACCATCAGGCGCTCCATCTTGTCGATGTCAGCGTTCGGAGACATGGCGACCTGCTGAATGATCTGCAGGACGGTTACCGACTCGGCGGCTACAGCCGGCGGCTGGGAATGGGTTTCGACCCTGGCTACTTGGCTCATGGCAACCTCAGAAGTTGATGGTGATATTCGGGACTTCGCGGCGGGCGATCTTCAGGACGATGGCCTTGGCCAGTTCTTCGGTGATGTTCATCGACATCAGCGCTTCCTTGGCTTCGCCCATGATCTTGATCTTGTGCGCCTGGTCGCGCTCTCGCGCCTGTTGCTGGCGGAGGATTTCGGCTGCGGCTTCGTCAGCCCGGCGGCGCTCGTCTTGGCGGGCCTGTTCGGCAGCCTCTTCCTCGCGTCGTGCTGCGGCCTGGCGCTCTTGTTCAGCCTTCTGCTCGGCTTCAATCTGCTCGCGCTTTGCTTGCTCGGCGCGACGTTCAGCTTCGGCGGCCTGAAGCCTCAGGTCGTTCTCGCGCTTCTCGGCGGCGGCCTGCTCGTCACGGATTCGTTGAGCTCCTGCGTCACGCTCGCGCTGGGCCTTGGCTTCAGCTTCTCGGGTGGCCTGTTCTGCGGCTTCCCGGGCAATGCGTTCTTCGCGGTCCCGTTTCTCGCGGGCCTCTGCCTCGGCGCGCAGGCGGGTCAGTTCGGCCTGCTCGGATTCGTACTGCTGGCGGGCAGCCAGAGCGGCGCGCAGCACTTTCAGCGAATCGTCCTTGGCCCGGGCAGCTTCAGCCTCGAACTCTTCCCACGTTTTGCCCAGGGCAACGGCTTCCACCCTGGCGATGCGGTCGGCCAGGTCCTCAGCGGTGATACCGTCCAAGTCCTGGGCGTTGAGTTTCAGGTGGGTGATGGCGCTGTTGTGCCGATCCACCCGGGCATCTTCGGCAGCCTGCCAGTCGTTCAGCGGCTGGCGAACCCGATCGCGCAGGGCGTCCATTTCCGTCACGAACTCGCGCAGCTCGGTCTCGACGACCTTCGGCATTTCCTTCAGGCGCCGTAGATAATCACGGCCCGGCTTTTCGACGGCGGACTTCGACTTGCTGACCTTGGCGGCCAGGCTGGCGATGCGCTCGCGGCCTTTGCGGGTGGTCAAGTCAGGCACTTCGCCTTCGACTTCTGATTTTGCAATCTCGATGAACTGCTTCAAGCCGCCGGCGACGTAGATGGCCGGGGCGTTGTCTTCGCTGATGTCGTCGACGGTGATCAGCTGCTGTTGTGCGGACATTAGGACACCTCGCGCTCCATGCGAGCGCCGTCAGTTGGAATAGGGAATGCCAGATCACCCAAGCACGGAGGGTTGACCCAGGCTCTGGCTGCCGGTGATGGTTGCGCGCTCTTTCCGGCCTACGCTCCACTCAGGGTACGGTTATCCCCGTAGGGGCCCGCCGTGCTCGGGAGTGTGAATCAGGAAGTGATCCGGTCAGCGAGAGCGCTGAGCAGCATCAGGAAGGTGAAGAGGGTGAGGGTGGTGACTGAGCCGCGCAGGATGTAGAGGCGGCGGGCGCGCTGGTAGGAGGTCATGGCTTTGACCCCAGAGCCTTGATAGCCGACTTGCCCAGTGCGCGCAGAGAGCGGCGGAAGTTGCCAAGGTCGCGACGCGCTTTCTTGCGATCCCTGACGAAATACCAGGCTCTGGTGCAGTGGACGCATCCCTGCTTGAGAAGGTAATCCGCCACTTCCACGTCATTCAGTCCTCGGTCTTCGTCGTCCGAATACTGTCGGAATGCGTCCCACATATGCGTCCTGCGTCGATCTTTCTCGTCATACAGGATTCGCCAATGCTCTTCGCTTCCATTCGGCCAAGGCATATCGCCAAGTTCCGGGCATGGGTTGACAGGCTTTGGGCCAATCAACTCGAAGCGGTTCTCACATCTACCAAGGTGAAGCCCGATCTCGGCCGTCAACGACTTGATCTGCTGCAAGGTTGATTCGTGAGCGGCCAAGGTGATGAGTATCGAGCGCTCAAGCTTCATGCCCGCACCTCATAGGCCAGCGTGCACATTCCGCACAGGTAGGCGCGACCCGACCAGGCTGCCGGGTTCTCGATGTGAGCCATGCGCGCCTGGTTCATGGCGTCCGCCATGGTCAGGCCCTTGAAAACCATCAGGATGCGGTCATCCGGGATTGCCTGCGCAGCCTCAGCGACCTGCTCGTCGATGATCGACGGGAAAACTGGAGTTGTCATGATGCCTCCTGCTTGCGGTAGCCAGCGTCGATCATGGCCTCCACCGCTGCGGCGAGAATGTTCCCGCGCACTAGGTCATTTGGGAAATGCACTTTGGAGTTGATCGTCGTCAGCGCATTGCGAATCTCATGCAGGCGCTCATCGGCGGCGATCTGCTCGGGCGTGCGGCGTGGTCTAACCCGTTTGGCTTCGTCCCTGTACATGGCAATCTTCTTGCCGCACTGAACAACGCAGAAGTCTTCGCGACCTTCTGGATCTTCGCCTACCGCAACACAAACGCCGTCGTGCCACTTGTCGAAGTTTTCACAGGCAAACGATGCTTCTACCGGGGTGCCAACCGGTGGCAGGCCTTCGCCGTTCCAGCCCGGCTCAGCAGGCCTCGGCACGAGCCTTGCCTTTCTCCATTCAGGGAAAGCCGGGATGTGCTCGAGCCCTTTGTCGGCATAGCAGCTGTAAAACTCGCCCTTGGTGCTGCCAGGGTTGTAGATCCAGCCGGCCTCAATCTTTGCGTTGCCCGGGCACCAATGCGTTGCGTGCGGTGGCGCCTTGCTCCAATCAATCTGGCTCATGCTGATTCCCTCAATTGCTCAACGCGTTGAGTGGTGGTGACGAAGACCTTGTCGCGGATGTTGTTCAGGGTGTGGAGGTCGAAGACTCCGATCTTCTCGAAACCTTCCAGCATCCCGAGGACGAAGGTCTGGTCCGGAACAGGGGTAGGCGACTTAGCGAGCTGGCGAAGCTGAGACATCACCTCACCAATCGCCAGGGCGTGCATCTGCTCGGGAGTTTTCAAAATCCACACTCCCGCTCCAGGCGATCCTGCTCCCGCTCAAGGGCCACGGCCTTGGCTGCATGTGGGCGCAGCAGGTCGGCGGCGATGTCCTTGAGCGCGTTGCGGCCGCCCAGCAGGTACGTGCACAGGCCAAGGATGAAGCCAGCGCTGCCGGTGCCCATCCCAGCCATTACCAGTTGGCCGAAGGCGTCCTGCGTATCTAGTCCATCAATCTGTCGCTGATTCAGCCGATCCTGGACCGCCCGGGCCATGTCGGCTTGGGTGACCTCGCCTTTCTCCCCTTGCCGGTAGCCCCAGCTCACGCGGTAGCCCAGCACCAGCTCGGCGGCGTGTTTGTCGATCCACTCGCCCTGGGCGGCATCATCGTCGCGCACCGCAGGCGGGAGCCGGTTGTCGTACTCAAACTGTGCTTTGCGAAGTGCGCCCATGGTCGCCTCCAGGTGGTGGGTTACTCGGTGGGTGGGGAGAGGTGTGGTTGCCAATGCGTAACGCGGTGCTCGAAACGCGAGCCATCTCCGTAGCGCCAGTCAATGCCGTTCCAGTAGAGGAAGCGGGCGCCGTTGAAGGCGCTCTGTGCTTTGCGTGCGGGTGTGTAGGCGATTACCCAGGCCTTGCCGCCACCCTTGGGTAGCTCAGGCATGTGCTCAGAGCACTTGATCCAGCCGCTCATGGCTTCGCCCGGGCGGCGAGCATGGCGTCGGCGAGGCGGTAGGCGTGATCGGCTATCTCTTGCTCTGTCAGCCCCCAAGTGTCGTGGTGGGCGCAGATGCCGTTCATTGCCTTGGCTGAGAAGTAGTCGCGAAGGCTCATGCCTGACAGTAGGCGCTTCGCCTCATCAACGGTTTCTGGCATGAAGGTTTGGTGGTCGTAATCCGCAATCGGGAAGGCTGGCTGCTCGCCCTCCTTGAGAGCATCGTCGTATCGGTGCTGGGCGCCTTCAATTTGGCGATCCATTTGGGCTGCCATGTATTCCATTTTGTGATCCTCAGTAGGACCGCATCGGTCAGATGCCAGCACAGGTGACCAACCCGAGCCATGAAGCTCGCTGGCACATGCCGATACGGTCGATGTGAAGGGAAGGGGATGCGGGATGCATCGGGGTGTGATCTGGCCGGAACTGATCTCCGGCTTGCGAACCATGCCGAGGTGAACGGCTTGCGCCTACCTCAATGCCAGTTATTACGACCCGGTACCGCGCGGGCATATGAAACTACTTAGCCGGTATCGATCGTTCGCGGGAACTGTTTGCTTTCAAACCTGCGCATCAGCCTGCGCATTCAGATCACACTCCGATGCAGCCTGGTGATGGGGAACCAGGTGATCGGGCAGTTAACGTCAGACTGACGTGGCGCTGGTTGTTCAGCCGAATGGGTCGGCAGGCTTCGCGATCGAGCGGACGAACCACATGAAGCCCTGCTGCAGGTTGGTCTTGGCCAAGGCCAGTAGGCGAGGGTCGACGCCCTCGATCTGGCCGATTTGCTTGAACAGCTCGCCGGCATCAGCCTCCAGGGCCTTGATCGAGTTCATGCCGTCGATTTCGCTCTGAGTGAGGTCGCGGTAACCGGTGATCTTTTTGTGCTGGTTGTCCATGGGGTAGCCCTCTGGTTGATTTCCCGTCTGGCCCTGTCGCCAAGGCCAGCCAGTGAAATCAGGCCTCAATGAAGCCCAGTTGGCACTGAACTTCGGTGACCGCTTCGGCAGGCTCACAGCCGTCGCAGTAGAGATCATGCAGCCATTCTTCAGCTTCGCCCTGGTCGTCAACGATATAGCGACCGAGGATCTTGCGGGCTTGTGCTATCCAGCGATTCCAGGCGCGGTCTTCTGCGTCTTCGCGGCATTCATCAGCCGCCATGGTTGCCATGTTGAACATCGTGAATCCCTCCGGTTGATTTTCCGGATGCCCCTCGCAAGAAGGGCACCGAGAAAATCTGGTTTTGCAGTCACTCCAAGCGCCTATAGATGCCCTTTTAGCTGGACCTTTCAGGGAGACGGTTTGAAGCGCAACCCTCGGTCCGTCTTGCGCGGCCAACCCTGTGTTCCTGGCTGACTGGCGTTCGTCGTGACGTTGAGCAGGCGAAGGTTCACTTCGCAGTAGCCAGTTCCAGAGCTGGCATGGGGATCGAATTTATTGCTCGCGCTGTGCCGTTTCCGGGATCGATCCGCGAGGTTCCCATCGATGTGAAAGAGCGGTGAGGCTTGAGGGCCTCCCGAGGGGCTGTGTAGCGCCTCGATGGATGTAAATATGTACCAGAGGTTCATAATCGTCAAGTACCAAAAGTACAGAATTTTCTTGCGCCCACAAAAAAGCCCGCTCAATGGCGGGCCGTAGAGGGGGGGGTGACTACTACTACAGAAGGTCAGCGTGGGCTTTCACGCGGTTGGCGGAGGCTTCATAGGCCTGTTCATGTGAGTCTCGATCATCATTGGTTAAATGATCCAAGTAGTTGAGCCATGAAGCGTACATGTCTGCCAGCTCTGACTCCAAAGAAGGGGCACGCTCAACCTCTGCTTTGTAGAGGGCCTTTCCCTTCTTCTTGGCGTCATCAACGCACGCCCTAACAGAGTCCAGGCGGCGATGGTAGGCGTCTGACCAGCGCTTACTACCCTCCCCATATTTCCTGGAGGCTGCGTCAACCTCGGTCTGTTGGTACATTGCATCAATAGTGCATACAGCCGGCAGCCCTGTCATTTTCTCGAGGTAGGTTGGATCGGCTGCAGCAAAGGCTGACCAGATTGCTGAACAGATTATCGCTGATCGTAACGTGGTTCGCATGTGAGGTGCTCTTCCTGGGAGGTTCTGATATGACTACCGGAAAGAAATCGGCATTCGGCCGCGAACAATCCTAAAAGACGGCTTTGGTTTACTCATGAAGCTTGCGAAAGCTCTGATCCACAGTATCTGCATTTAATGGCAGCAGCTTTGATGGTCTCAGCACATTTAGGGCAGGCTTTCATGCTTGCAACTTCAGCATCTGGCACAACTGTCGGCACAGATTCTGGGGTGGCGATCGTTATCTCGACAGGATCTGGCTTGTTAAGCGACCAGACGAAAGCTATAAGCCAGCCGATAAAGGTCCAGCCAGCCAGAAGGTTAAGGCCGAAAATCGCCGTCACCTTTGGATGGTCAATCGCGCAGATCGTTGGGTAAAAGTACAGTGCAATGGCGGCAGGGAAGAAGACGAACGCGAAAATCTTCGCGATTGCGTTATTACCACTACCAATTGCAATAGAAACCAGGGTTAACAATACGAGCCCTAGCAGGCCAGCAATTTTCATTAGAGCGCTCCTTGATGGGGGCTCCATCCTACCACTCTGGCTATCAGCCATCACGTAGGCATGAAAAAGCCCGCCGAGGCGGGCCCTGCTTATCGCCAGATGCTATTGGCCAGAAGACTTGGCCTGCTGTGCCTTGATTTGCTCAAGCAACGCCTTGGCCTCTGCTGACTGCTGCTTAACCTCTTGGATTGCAGCAGCTGTATCGCGGCCAGAGTCGAAGTTGGAAACACCGTATGCCATCACAGCAATCACGATGCCTACAATGGCTATCACGGAGACAATCGAGTTCGTGATGATCGTCCCACGCAACCCCTTGACTCCTGAAAGGTCTTTGTCGAGCAGCTGCAAGCTATGGTTTATCTGGGTAAACCCGTCTGCAATCCTTCCCTCAAAATCCTTCAGGCGAGCATCTGCCTTGAGTTGCTGGTTCTCAAGGCGCGCATTCAGTTCTTCGCGGGTGATATCGTTCATAGGCTCAGTATTGCGTAAGGATTGCTCAATGTCACTGACCATCTCTTCGGATGGCCTGCCACCAGCATTAAAGCCAAAACGTCCTGCTGTGCATGCATCGAAGCGTTGCTTGACGTCTTCTGCCGATTGTCCTTTGAAAATTTTACTCATTTGGGGCTTGCCCCTCATGCGCGCCAGTCCCGGCCAGGTCTGCATCAAAGGCGGGATTGTCCGATACCCATTTATGCACGAGGAAAGCGTTATGAAACCTCATGAACCCACAATTCTTGCAGGCATAGGCGAACGTAGAAGCGTAATACTGAGGATCTGCGTTTCGGACTAGCAGGCCCATCCTAAGGGTAGGAGAATTCGGGCCGCCGGGGCAAAAGATATCCCAGTCTTCACCATTGCATAGTGGGCAGCAGTCCTCGGTTCCAATTTTGGCCTCGAGAAACCTTGCGAAGTCCCCTGCATCTACTCTCAGAAAGTCGGATCGGTCTTGAGCAGCATCTTGATGATCGGTCATGTGACCCTTCCCTGTGTTTACTACTTAGTGACTCGCTTGATGTGAAGTGGCGCTCAACAACTATTTACTCATGGGGCATTATCCTTCCCATGCACCTTCTCATTGCTACGCCTCTTCACCAGTTTGGTGATGGCTATTTCGCTTTGTCCCGCAAAAGCTGCCCCGCCTCCACCTCATCCCCATACCCCACCAACCGATACTCCCCAGCCTGCATCACCGTGCAGATCAGACCTCTTTGTCTCTTTTCGAGAGACGCCTCTGGGCTGCATCGATCTCATCAGCCAGCCTGGCACTGAATGACCTGACAGGCACACCGCTAATATTCTGGAACGCTAGCGCTATGGATTTGGTGAGTGGTCGGCTTCCATTCAGAAAGCTGTTCACCGTAGTGGGGCTCACGCCCATTGCGTTTGCCAGCTTACGCCGAGTAATCCGATCGGCCCGAGGCGCCGCATCGTTGAAGTCCTTGAGCGCTTTGCGCAACGCTTCGTACTCAATCTCTTCCCATACCCACAAATTTTCACTGTTCATGGAATTCAAGGCCTCCACTCCAGCACTCCGATTGCCTTGAATCTCCGCGTCCTTACGTCACGGTTTCAGTTCTTGGTTGATGGCCTGGTCCCGGAGGCTGGCCGCATGTTCCTGCAGACGATCTTCACCAGCATGCATCACTTGGCAGATCCTTAGGACCGCTTGAGCATCTGCCTCATGTCCGGCGAGGCTCAAACGCTCAGCGATTCTCGTCAACTCGACAGCCGACCACTTCAGGTCGGAGGCCAGACCTTGAAGGTCTCGGCGCAGCTCTTGGTTGGGCTTGGTTAGGGGCATGGCTAGAGAACCCCGCCGCGCCAGATCACGCGGCCAAGAATTCGGTGCTCATGGATTTCTCCGTCAGGAATCTTGAGGTCTGCGTACAGGGTCTTGTCTGGGTTATCACTTCGGACTATCCAGCCTTCCAGGTCGGAGAAGATCAAACGCTTGACGATAGCGCCTTTGTTTTCGCTGAACAGTGCGAAGACCTGGCCATCTACCGGGTCCACTCGCGACTCATCGATCAAGAGCACGTCCCGATCATTGATCGTCGGCTCCATGCTTGAGCCCTGGGCGTAGATCACTTTCAGGTTTTTGGGGTTGAGCCCCATGTACCTGATCCACTCACGCTTGAAGGCCAGCGTTCCGCGAACCTCAACGTGTTCATTGGTGTGCCCGGGGCCTGCAGATAGAAGGGCGGAGTACTGCTTGATGTGAACATAAGCGTCCTCGGCGTCATCTTCAGTCGGAAAGGCAGGGATCTCAGCAGGCTGTACGGACAACGGCCGAGTTTCCAGCGCGGCCCCTTCCTGCATATCGCCACGACCATACTCCAGCCACTCAACGCGAACCTTTAGAGCTGATGCCAGAGCAAGCATCTTGGCGCCACCCGGCATAGATTCTCCGTTCAGCCACTTGCTGCTGGCCTTGGGCGTAACCCCGGCAAGTTTCGCCAGGCGCGCACCGGCACCCCACGACGGCATGTCGTTGGCGGCCAGGGCAACCTTCAAGCGCGCCGCGAAGGCCGCTCGTATTTCTTCTATATGAACCATAGGTTCAATATCGCATGCGCTTGCATGTACTTTCAGTTCCGACATAATATGTACTGACAGTTCATATTTCCATTGGAGGCCCTATGCAGGAGCTCAAGAAGGCAATCGATGATGCAGGCGGGGTCACCGCCGTAGCTCTCGCTTGCGGGAAAACGCCGCGCGCCGTCTACAAGTGGCTCACTGCCGGCTGCCTCCCGCGCACCGAATACACCGGCGAAACCAAGTACGCAGAGAAGATCGCCGCCCTGGCGAAAGCCAATGGCAAGCCGTTCAAGGCTCAACACCTTTTGGCTTCAACCGCGCCGACCAAATACGCCGCCTAACCCTTTCAACCGCAAGGAGCAATACCGCATGGCATATCACGACCAAAGTCACCTGAAAGACCGGGAGATTAAGTCGCGTTACGACGAGGAAACCTACGAGGCGCTGAAGGCTGTGGCGCGACTCCACAAGCTGCAGCTGGCTGTGTTCGTTCGCATGTGCGTCGAGGAAAAGCTGGAAAGCATCATCGAGAGCGATGTTACCGACAAAAGCCAGATGGCCTGAAGGCCCGGAAGGAGGCCTACGTGCCCGAAACCACGATCTGCCATGGGATCGATGGACGCCTCTACGAGAAGCTTGAGCGGTTGGCAAAGAAGGCGGGTATGTCGCCCGAACAGTACGCCGCACAACTTGGAGCAGAGCGCTTCTTCGAGAAGACCAGGCCCAGGGGGGCCGGAAAAATCCGAAACCTACCGGTGCCACAAAGGAATCAGGACTCAATAGGGCCTGAAAAAGGAGGGACTGATGAAGGCCCAGATTAGCGAATCCGCCGAATCGCGGACACAAAAAAGCCGCCTGGCGGGGCGGCTTCTTCTAAGTACAGCGGTAACTCATCTGTGGGGTGAATCATGACGGAATCGAAACTCTCAGGCAAGGGGCTAATCAGCCCCGCGCCACAAAATGAAGATAATGAAAACGTGGCGCGGCAAACCATGAGTTCGCGAGAGATTTCCGAGCTCACCGGAAAACGCCACCCCGACGTGAAGCGCGACATTCAGGCAATGGCTTCCGAGCTGAAAGTCGATGCGAGCAGTTTTGCTCACATTTATCTGGATGGTCGCAATCGCAGGCAAACCGAATACCTCCTCGATCGCGAGCACACTGAGTGCCTGCTGACTGGCTACAGCGCCATGCTGCGTATGCGCGTAATTCGCCGTTGGCGGGAGCTGGAGAACATAGTTCTTGATCCGGCCAAGAAGGTGAACGGCGCTAAGGTCAACGGCGAGATCGCGATCTTTGAATGCTACACGCGCCTGCTCAAGCCTTCGCCTTCCAGCCAAATGGCCATGTTGAACAGAATCGCCGCCAACAACGGCCTGGAATCCAGCTTCTTGCCTAGCTACGCCATCGATGCCGCTCCAGATGCTACTGGCGGCTCATCTATGCAAACCCTACCTCTAACCGATCTGCTGAAGGATCGGGGCATTCGCAGCACTGCCAGGGTGTTCAATCGGTACCTAGCCGAAAAGGGGATCATCAAGAAATGCCAGCGCAACAGCACCAAGCGCGGCGTCGTGGAATTCTGGGCGATCACTGAAAAGGGCCTTCATTTCGGCAAGAACCTGACCAGCCCTAACAGTCCACGCGAAACCCAGCCTCATTGGTATGTCGAGCGGTTCGATGAACTGGCGGAGCTTGTAGGGAAGGGGCGCACATGAAGCTCGTGACAATCGTTGTAGAAAACCCTGTCGACCAGATTCGCCTGGGCATGCGAGTCTCTGGTGGTCGAGTCACTGCCGCTGGAATTGGCGACTACTGCGCCTACACAGAGCTCATGGAGGCCGCCAAGGATCTCGTGTTTCTTATCGAGGAAGGAGCACTCCCGCATGACGCGGCTCTCGAAGCTGCGGCTCAGAAAGCACGCGACCTTATCACTGCGCTCGAGGATGCCGGGGACGGCCTGCACACCCACGACAAGGCCGTGCGGGGTGCAGCATGAGCGATTTCGTCACCCAGAAGAGCGTCAAGGCCAGAAAGCAGCACGACTGTAGCGAGTGCAAGGGATTCATCCCTGCTGGGGAGCGCTACATGCTCATTTCCGGCGCCTTTGAAGGCCAGGGCTTCAGCTTCAAGCGCTGCGGAGCATGCCATCACGCTTTCGTCTGGCTCGACATGACCTTGAGGCTTGGGCCTTTCGGCATGCCGCCAGACGAGGGGATCGAGTTCGGAGCCCTGCGCGCTGAGCTTGCCGAGTATGCCTGCGAGTCTCGATTCACTGACCCCGAGCCACTCAAGCACCTTCACGGCATGGCCGAGCGCTACACCGCCGCACAGAACACCAAGGAGGCCCAATGATGGCCCGTTCAAGAAATATCAAACCAGGGTTCTTCTCGAACGAACACCTGGCAGAACTGGACTTCGCCACTCGCTTGCTGTTCATCGGTCTGTGGACCGAGGCAGACCGTGAAGGGCGCCTTGAGGATCGCCCGCGCCGCCTGAAAATGGCCCTGTTCCCTGCCGACAACGTCGACATCAACCGGATGCTCGATGACCTGGATCATTTGGGGTTCATCAAGCGCTACACCGTCGGTGATGTGAAAGCGATTCAGGTGATCAACTGGTCGAAGCACCAGAACCCGCACGTCAAAGAGGCGAAGAGCACCATCCCTGAAATACCCGGAGTAGAGCGCTCGCAGGGTGAGCACGGTACAAGCATGGTGCAAGCACCAGACTCGCATGGTTCTTTCCCTGCTGATTCCCTCTCTCTTGATTCCGGATTCCTGATTCCTGATTCCCTCAACCCGTCGCCAGCTCCGGTTGATTCGGCCGAGTTGTTTTCGCGGTTCTGGAAGCTGTACCCGCGCAAGGTAGGGAAGGACAAAGCCGAGAAGGCCTGGGCAAAGCTCAAGCTGACCGCTGATTTGTTCGACACCATCGTCACGGCTCTTGCCAAGCATTGCCTGTTGCCTGGCTGGACTAAGGACAAGGGCCAGTTCATCCCTCACGCGGCCACCTGGCTCAACGGCAAGCGCTGGGAGGACGAGGTCGAGGTTCCTGCTGACAACGTCCATCACCTGCCAGCCAGCCGCCACCACGGCTTCGCTGAGCGCGACTACACCTCAGGCTTGAAGCGTCGGGAGGACGGCAGCTATGCGCTCTGAAAAAGTCGTCCAGATCGACCAAGGGGCGGTCGTTGCCCGTATTCAGCCAGCCGAGTGCGAGAAGCACGGCCCCTTCGAGCAGAAGGTCACCATGCTGCTGGGCAAGGCACTGCGCAGTCATTGCCCTGAGTGCGCTCGCATTGCCAAGGAGGAGCGAGAGGCCCGGGCCGAGGCCGAGCAGGCCCTGAACGTGCGCCTGGCGATCTCCCGCAAGCTGGGCGACTCACTGATTCCGAAACGCTTCGCTGATCGCTCTCTGGCGAACTACAAGGCCGAGCACAAGGGCCAGGCCGAGGCTCTGCGCTTCTGCCGCCACTACGTGAAGACCTTCGACCAGATCGCGGAGAGCGGCCGCTGCATGGTGCTGCTGGGCAAGCCTGGTACCGGTAAGACCCACCTTGGCGCCGGCATGGCCAACGACCTGATGCGCAACACCTCGCATTCGGCCGTTTACCGCACTGTCGGCTCGATCCTGCAGGCCATCCGCGCCACCTACGACAGGTCCAGCGAGGCGACCGAGGCGAGCATTCTGGCCAGCCTTATCGAACCCTCCCTGCTGGTGCTGGACGAAGTCGGCGTGAGCAAGGAGCAGCCGAGCGACTTCGAGCTGACGACCTTGTTCGCGATCATCAACGGCCGGTACGAGCAGGTGAAGCCAACGGTGGTGATCTCCAACCTGGACGGCAGTCAGCTGCCAATGGCCATGGGCGAGCGCTGCGTCGACCGCCTGCGCGAGGGCGGAATGATCGTGGTCCCGTTCGAGTGGGAATCGCATCGCGGCAAGGAGGCCATCTGATGACCCCAGCCCAAGAAATCACTGTCGCCCAGCTCAAGAGCCAGGGCTTCGCGCAAATCGTGGAAGGCCGGGAAATCGTCCGAATGACCAAGGGCGCCGACCGCCGTGTCGTGATGGCTGATGGCAGCCAGAAGCGCGGATATCACGTTGAGTTCAAGCGCGCCGGGCAGCCGGTTGGGGAGGGCCTGTGATGAATTCCATTTGGCTGGCATTTGTTTTCGCGCTCTGCGCCGTGGGTGGCTGGGTTGGTGCGCACGAGAGCATCAAGAACGACTGCGACCGCATTGGTGGCTTCTACATCGGCAACACCACTTACAACTGCACCATCGGGAGGGCCAGGCCATGATCATCGAAAAATCGAAGCTCCAGCCCCTGCTTTGGGCAGTGGTAGGAGCCTGGAAGGCTGGTGACCAGGATATGCATTTGCGCACCGACGCGCTGGATGAGTTCCTTGGCGAAAGCACGGTGGAGGAGGTCGCCCTTGGCTTGCTGGCGGAGAACGAGCGGCTCGCTGCCAGTTTGAAGCTCAACTTGTGTGACTACCCGGCAATTCATAACGGCGACCTAGACCTGCTGATCGCGTCTATCGAGGGCGCGTCACAAATCGAATTGGCAAAGGCGAATGGCTGCACGCCACCAAACATCAGCCGCAAGGTGCGTCGCGTAAAGCAGCGACTTGGCTGGCAAGGGGGTATGGGGGCGGTAGAGATCCGCGCTCGTGCCGAACAGCTACGGGCGCTTGCATCGCGAGGTGCGGTTGTAACTGCGGACTTGATTGTCGAGCGCGACCAGCTCAAGGCCGAGAACGAAAAGATGCGCAGCTTTCTCGCAGAAGTGAGCAGAACATCTGGCGACAATTGGGCTGTCATGGCCGCGCGCAACCTGCTTGAGGATGTCGACCATGGCTGACCTGATGCTTCGCACAGAGCAAGATCGCGCCCGCCTGATCGGCTACCTCACTGGCCTAGACCTGGCCAAGCCGCGCCGCCTGACCATCGTCGAGGTCCGGAACAAGCGCAGCGACGCCCAGAACCGTTTGCTGTGGATGTGGAATGGACTGATCCAGGAGCATCTGCGCGATTCCTACGGCCAGGTGGCGAGCGGTGAGGAATGGCACGAGATCCTGGTCGCCAAACTGTGGCCGGCCGAGGTTCATCCGGTAGAGCTGCCCGACGGCACTCGGTACCGCGTTGGCCGGGCCAAGACCCGCAAATTCAACACCCAGCAGATGACTCAGTACCTGGAGCTTCTGGACGCTTACTGCGCCGAGAGCCTGCAGCTGCTCCTACCGCATCCAGAGGACCTGATGATGGCGATCTACGGCGAGCGCCGGGGGAGGGCTGCATGAGTCTTCCAGCTAAGCCGCCTCGCCCGAAGAAGTGCAAAAACTCCGAATGTGGCATCAGCTTCACGCCGCGCCGTCTGGGCCAGACCGTTTGCAGTCCAGCTTGTGGCTTGGCGATCAAGGACGTGAACCAGGACAAGGCCAAGAAGGCGATTGCCCAGCGCGTGCGCCGTGAGGTCCAGGTGCGCAAGGAGAAGCTCAAGACCCGGGCAGACCATATGCGTGAAGCCCAGACCCTGTTCAACGAATTCATCCGCCTGCGCGACGCCGGTCAGCCGTGCATCAGCTGCGACTCACTGCCCAGTGATCACGACCTGATCACCGGCAGCCGCTGGGACGCCGGCCACTACCGGTCTGTAGGCGCCTGCCCGGAGCTGCGGTTCGAGCCTCTCAACGTCCACCGCCAGTGTGTGAAGTGCAACCGCAACCTGTCGGGCAACGCGGTCGAGTACCGAATCCGGCTGGTGCATCGCATCGGCGCCGACCGGGTGGCATTCCTCGAAGGGCCTCATCAGCCCCGCAAGTACACCATCGACGACCTCAAGGCCATCAAGGCCGAGTACCGGGCAAAGATCAAACAGCTGAAGGAGCAAGCAGCATGAACTGGACACCACTCGACACCGCCCAGCTGCTTCTCCTGGGCATGGCAATTCTGGGTGCCTATTGCATCGTGCGGGGCATGGTTATTTCGAATCGCCGGAAAAAGGAGCAGGGCCTGTGAATTATCAGAACGTGGTATCCGCAGTAGTCCGGGCCCTGGCCGCCGAGACGATCAACAGCGCAGGTGGGTGCGACTTCGAGCCGAAGGTTCAGGCAGCCAAGCAGAAGGGCGCTATCGTGGGCAAGGAGGCGGCTTTCCTCTTCGACTGCATGGTGTTCAGCCGCTTGCACAAAAACCTCAGCGCCGAGCACTGGCGGCACCTGGTGGCGAAGTATTCGACACACGTCGACCGCAAGCACGCAGCGATCGAGGAAATCACGCGCACGCATCGCTCTCCTGCGCCGCAGCGATTCCGCCACTGCGCCATCCTGACCTGGGCCATGCCCAAGCTGCCAGGCGTGGACGGGAAGCGCAGCACAAGCGTGCTCCCGGCGGCCTGGTACGAGATGGACAACTGGAGCAACGAGCCTCACCCGATCAAGACTCAGGAGCGCTGGAGGCGTGACATTCGCAAGGCTCTGGAGGGCGCAGTCAATGAGGCTTTGACCGAGGCGCAGCACATTCTCGACCATGAAGGCCTTTTGGTGGCAAATGTCGCTTGACGTTGAGTGAGCCAATGAGCCAATATGCACCCATCCTGTCATTCCTGCGCGTTTAGGAGTGACCCAAAAGAACCCGGCCAAGTGTCGGGTTTTTTATTGCCCGAAGAGGGCCTCAAGAGTCCCGGCCACTGCGCCGGGTTTTTGTGCCTGCAATAAAATTCACTGCAGCCAGGGCAGTCTTCGGGAAGGCCTGGACACTGATAAGCCGGTAGTACAGTGCTACGGAAAAACACCGGCAGCCCGCGCACCCATGCCGTGTACGCTTCATGGGTGGCGCGAGACTGGATCGGTGAGACTGGTGCAGTTGGGTGCCAGCGTCGTGATGGTCTTTGGCAGACGGCGGGAAAGACCGCGCACCTATTCAGGGCCTCGACATTGATCGGGGCCTTTCTGTTTTCGGCTCCGCCACACCCATTGCTCCGAGCTGGGAGTGCTGCTGGAGTCGAATCTAATTCGCTCCCCGAAAGGGAGGAACCCGGATGAACCATATGCCAGACAAACCAGACACCTGGCTCATTGTGCTTGCCTGGCTCAGTCAGCATGCACCCGCTTTCTACGCGGCCGGCCTGGCGGTGTCGATCTCTGCGCTGCGGATTATTTATGGCGGCGGCACCAAGAAGGCGGCCTTCCTCGAAAGCCTGCTTTGTGGCTGCATCACCCTGGCCATGCTCTCGGGGCTCGAGCTACTGGGAATTCCCCAGTCGGCTGCCGGAATCGTCGGTGGGATGATTGGCCTGCTAGGAGTGGACAAGATTCGCGCCTATGCCGATCGATTCACTGGATTCAAGTTGCCCGGGCGCAACCCTGAGCCGTAATCCGCGCCACGTTTTCGAGGTTCATGGGTTTGCGGTGCGTCAACAAGTTCGCGGGCGGGGAAAGAGTTCGTCGGGGTTGAGGCACTCCAGGTTCATCTTCACACATGCTGTTTCTGCCAATGCCCTGGTTGAGTAGCTTGGCTTGAGTCGCAGCTTTTCCTGATTGTCGTAGATGTCAAAGCCACCGGATATGGTGGTTGAGCAATGACGGATACCCTGTCGGAAGGCTTCTTGCTCTATTGGTAACGCCGGAACGATAACGAATCTTAGCTGCATTTTCGTGACTCCCCAGGCAGATCAAGACTTTAGTATTGGTCGTATGCGCGGACTTGGGACGAGAGTTTCGGCATTTGGCGACCGGTGGCGAAGTGCCACTTCACTGGCGTCATGATTCTGTTTTTACCGCCTCGACGTGATTGTGGCGCCACAAATTCAAGGTGCGCCGATTTGTGGCGCGAGCAGAGGGCATACAGATGGGCCAGCTTCCAGATATGACCGGCGCATTCATCATGCTCGGGCTGATGTGCGCCGTAGCAGGGTGGGCATTCATCGAGGGCATGATCTGGGTCTTCTCCCACTTTCGTGTGGTGCTGGCATGAGCAACATCTCCCGGATCCGCCACGAGCTGCCGGTGGGCATGGATATCGTCCATGCGGTCTCAGAGCTCGATGCCGCACTGGTGAAAGCTATTGATGCCGCCAAGGAGGCCGGACTTCCTCAGGGGTTGCTGGTGGGACTGCTGCATGGTCACGCGCACGCCGAGACGCACAAGATGGTGTGCAAGTGAGTGGAGCGACGGCCAGGCCCATGCCGCCTCCTGCTTTGCTTGAGCTGACCGAGCTCTCGATGCTCGGCACCAGGCTTCAGCCAGCACCAGAGGTGGGGGATTGGGTTCAGGCTGCGATCCTCAGTACCGATGGCGAGCTGCACAACCCTGACCATGCTCACCTGATCGATGCGCCGCTTCGCTTCCTATGGGCTTCTGCCTGCTTCGAGAAGCAAGGTCGAACCGTAGTAGGCCAGGCCGAGGCGGTGATGTTCCGCGCTGGTGGCTGGCAGAAGGCTCGGCAAGAGCAACAGATGATCGACTGGTTCGGCGAGGTGCCGGGCTTCGTCATCACCTTGGCTGCGGATTACTGCTCCCAGTGCTCCGACATCGAGTTCTGCGCCCTCATTGAGCATGAGCTTTACCACATTGCCCAAAAGCTCGATCAGTACGGCGCGCCCAAGTTCACCCAGGACGGCCTGCCTAGCCTGACGCTTCGTGGTCATGATGTGGAGGAGTTCGTTGGTGTGGTCCGCCGCTACGGTGCGAGCCACGACGTACAGCAGCTGATCGACGCTGCAAGCCGGCCGCCTGAGGTGGCCAAGATCAACATTTCGAGGGCCTGCGGAACCTGTCTGCTCAAGTCGGCCTGACGCTAGACAGGCATTAGACGGAATCCCAACCTATGGCAGCCCTGAGCAACGAGGTGAAGGCCTTTATCGTTCAGGCGTTGGCCTGCTTCGATACCCCCACCCAGGTGGCTGAGGCCGTCAAGCGTGAATTCAACATCGATGTGACCCGCCAGCAGGTGGAGACGCACGATCCAACAAAGCGCTGCAGCAAGACCCTAGCCAAGCGCTGGGTAACCCTGTTCGCAGACACTCGAGCGCGATTCCGCGAAGAGGCAGCCGAGATACCAATCGCTAACCGGGCCTACCGGCTCCGCACGCTGGGTAGGCTGGCAGAAAAGGTCGAGGGGATGCGCAACTACGGGCTGACCCTTCAAATCCTTGAGCAGGCCGCCAAGGAAGTCGGCGACGTGTACGTGAATCGCCAGACCAAGAACGAGAACCCCCACGACAACGTGCCGCCCACCAGGGTGCAAGTCGACGTGGTGGATGCGAGGAAGCCTGATGCCGACGCTTAACGTGCCTCAGGCCAAGTTCCTCCAGATGGAGAACAAGTTCCGCGGTTTCGTAGCGGGCTTCGGCTCTGGCAAGACCTGGGTAGGCTGCGCGGGCATCTGCAAGCACGTTTGGGAGTGGCCCCGGATCAACTCCGGCTACTTCGCCCCGACTTACCCGCAGATCCGCGACATCTTCTTCCCGACGATCGAGGAGGTTGCCTTCGACTGGGGCCTGAGGGTCAAGACGAAGGAGAGCGACAAAGAGGTCGAGTTCTATAGCGGCGGCCAGTACCGCAGCACGACCATCTGCCGCTCGATGGAGAAGCCCCAGACCATCGTTGGCTTCAAGATCGGGCACGCCTTGGTCGACGAGCTCGATGTTATGCCCGCGATGAAGGCTGAGCATGCCTGGCGCAAGATCATTGCCCGGATGCGCTACAACATGCCGGGCCTGAAGAACGGCGTTGACGTGACCACCACCCCCGAGGGGTTCAAGTTCGTCTATCAGCAGTTCGTGAAGCAGCTGCGCGAGAAGCCGGCGCTGAAAGACATGTATGGCCTGGTCCAGGCGAGCACGTTCGACAACGAGCTGAACCTGCCGACCGACTACATCCCGTCCCTGATGGAGTCATACCCGGCACAGCTGATCCTGGCTTACCTGAATGGCCAGTTCGTAAACCTCAACGCGGGTTCGATCTACCACGCCTATGACCGCAAGCTGAATACCTGCTTCGACTCAGTCGAGGCGGGAGAGCCGCTGTTCATCGGCATGGACTTTAACGTCGGTAAGATGGCGGCAATCACGCACGTCAAGCGCAGTGACGGCAAGCCCAGGGCGGTGGATGAGCTGATCGACGGCTTCGATACCCCGGACATGATCCGGCGCATCAAAGAGCGCTACTGGCGGCACAACGGCAAGGACTACGAGAAGACCTGCGAGATCAGGATCTACCCGGATGCCTCTGGTGGTTCGCGCAAGTCTGTCAATGCCAGTGAGACGGACATCGCCATCCTGCGCCAGGCCGGCTTCGCTGTGATCGCGCCAGACGCCAACCCGCCAGTGAAAGACCGCATCAACGCCATGAACGCGATGTTCTGCAACGCGAATGGAGAGCGTCGCTATCTGATCAACCCGCTGCGCTGCCCGACCTACGCGGATGGACTAGAGCAGCAGGTGTGGGCAGCCAACGGCGAGCCTGACAAGAAGTCGGGTGTCGACCACGCGAACGATGCGGGCGGCTACTTCATCCACCACGACTACCCGATCAGCAGGCCGGTCACTCACGTTCCAATCTCGTTCACTTTCTGAGGCCACCCATGCCGAATTTCAGTCCCCGGGCAGAGTACTCGGAAGCCTTGCCCGGCTGGCAGCTGGTCAAGCGCTGCGTGGCCGGCGCCCGCGAGGTACGCAAGCACGATATCTACCTGCCGATGCCGGACCCGGAGAACAAATCCCCGGAGAACCTAGCGCGCTACAAGCAGTACAAGAAGCGGGCGATGTTCCTGAACATCACCGGGCGCACGCGCACCGGCCTGCTGGGCGCGGTCTTCCGCAAGACTGCGGAGCTGGAGCTTCCCGCTGGGGTCGAGTACCTCAAAGAGAACGCGAGCGGCGACGGCGCGAGCCTGGAGCAGCTCTCCAAGGATGCCGTGGGCGAATGCCTGGACGCCGGCCGGGGTGGGTTCCTTGTGGACTTCCCTGCGGTTGAGGGCGTGTCCTCTATGGCTGACATGCAGGGGCGCAGCGCGTTGATTCACCACTATGGCGCCGAGTCGATCATCGACTGGGATGAGCAGGTGGTCGATGGCGTAAAGCGACTGGTCTATGTCTGCCTGCTGGAGTGCGTGTCCGTGTTCAGCGCAGAAAGCCTGGAGCGGACCACGGGCACCCAGTTCCGAGTGCTGCTGCTGGTTGATGGCCGCTATGTGCAGCGTGTTTACGCCGAAGACGGCAACACCTACACCGAGGTCGCGCCGCTCGACAAGAACGGCCGCCCCTTCGACCACATCCTATTCAGCTTCTACGGCGCCCAGAACAACGACGCCAGCGTCGACAAGTCGCCCTTGGAAGACCTGGCCGACGTGAACATCCTGCACTACGGCAACAGCGCTACGGTGGAGGAGAGCGGGTTCATCAGCAGTCAGCCGACGCTGTTCATCACCACTGATATCACCGCTGATGACTTCGCCAAGCTGAACCCGAACGGCATGCACATCGGATCGACTCGCGGCTATAACCTCGGCAAGAGCGGTACCGCAACCCTGGTCCAGGCAACCGAGAGCCAGCTGGCTCGCACGCTGCTCAAGGACAAGGAGGAGCAGATGCTGATGATCGGTGCTCGCATCGTCCAGCAGGCTGGTGGCGCCGAGACTGCCGAAGCGGTGCGCATCCGGTACAGCTCCGATAACAGCGTACTGGGCACCATCGCCGGCAACGTGTCGGAGGCCCTGAAGCGGGCCATCCTCGACGCTGAGCGGTTCATGATGGGCGAGCCGGACGAGGCTGGTACTGTCTTCTGGCTCAACCAATCGTTCTTCGACGAGACCATGACTGCCCAGGACATCCTGGCCCAGGTCCAGCTCTGGCAGCAGGGCTTCATTGCGAAGTCTGATGTTCGGACCAACCTGCGCCAGGGTGGCGTACTTGAGGCTGATCGGACTGACGAGCTGATCGACGAAGAACTGGCACGCGAACCACCGGTGGGCGGCGATGAGTAACGAAGGCTATCTGACCGATGCGGCCACGCGGCACCAGGTGCATGTCCAGCGCTACGCCGGAGGCACTCTGAAGAAGCTGGCCAAGTTCATCAGCAAGGCCATCAGCACAGCCAAGGCGCGCGTTGCCGACGGGTTGAGCCTGTACGGCAGCAAGCGCTACGAGCGGCAGATACAGGCATTGCAGGGCGATCTGGCGACCATCTACGGCGACATGAAGAGGCAGGCCATTCTGGATCTGACAGAATTCGGCGGCTACGAGGCCGAGTTCAACATGACGCTGCTGGGCAAGGTCGTGAAGACGGTCGTCCAGCTGAACACGCCAGTACCAGCCCAGATCGCAGCGGCGGCCCTGGCCGATCCGATGGACCTTGAAGTCGGGAAGGGCAGGCAGCGCATCAGCATTGCTGGCGCTCTGGATGAGTTCGGCACCAAGAAGTCGGCCGAAATCATCAGCCAGATTCGGGTTGGTTCAGCCTTGGGCGAAACCAGCGACCAGATCGCCAGGCGCCTGGCCCCGCTTGGTGTGAAGCAAAAGGAGCAGGCTGCAGCACTGGTCAACACCATGACCAACCACATCGCCAGTACGGCGCGCGTGGAAGTGCTCAAGGACAACGACGACATCCTCAAAGGTATGCGCCGCATTGCCACCTTGGACAGCCGCACGACGCTTCTGTGCATGAGCTTGGATCAAACCATCATCCCGCTGGACGGGCCCCGGCCTCCGTATCACTGGCGCTGCCGTACCACGCTGGTGCCGGTGCTCAAGGACGAATACGCCCGCGAGATTCCAGGCTCTACGCGTCCCTCTGTCGGGCCGGATGGTGTCGAGCAGGTCAGCAGCAAGACCAGCTACGGCGAATGGCTTGCCCGGCAGCCTGTGGCGTTCCAGAAGGACGTGCTCGGTCCGGCTCGCTATGAGCTGTTCAGCAAAGGCGAGCTGCCCATCGACCGGTTCGTCGACGACAACGGCAAGACACTGACCCTTCAGCAGCTGCGCGAGCGTGAGCCTATGGCTTTCGAGCGGGCAGGCATGAACTGATCCGCGCCACAAAACACCACATCGCGCTTTCGTGGCGCGCACTTTCCAAGCCCTGGCTGAGCCGGGGCTTTTTTGTATCCGCAGGCAGGGCCTGCACTACGTCTCTGGGAGACAGCAATGACCTTGAAATTCCAACTGGACAGCCTCGAAGGCGTCGACGAATCCATTCAGGCTCTGTACGTCGAGAAGGACGGCAAATTCGTTCTCGGCATCGAAGGGCTGCCACAGCCTGAGGATGTTTCTGGCCTGAAGTCGAAGGTCCAGGAGCTGCTGGATGAGAAGAAGGCTGCCGACAAGGCCCGCAAGGATGCCGAAGAGCAGGCCCGCTTGGAGCGCGAAGAGGCATTGCGCAAGTCGGGCAACGTCGAAGAGCTCGAGAAGTCCTGGTCCGAGAAGTACGCGCGCCGCGAAGCAGAGCTGACCGGCACACTCGAAAGCGAGCGCACCACTCTGCAAGGCCAGATTCGGGATCTGACTGTGGGCCGCACCGCTACCGAGATCGCGACCACTCTGGCCATCCCAGGCAGCGCCAAGGCATTGCTCCCCCATATCGAACGCCGGCTGAGCGTCGAGCAGCGCGACGGTAAACCCACCGTTGTCGTGCTGGACGCGGCCGGCAAGCTCTCGGCGGCAACGCTGGATGAGCTGAAAGCTGAATTCACCAACGATCCGGCCTTCGGTCCGCTGATCGCTGGTAGCAAAGCATCTGGCGGCGGGGCCGGAGGTGCTGGAAAGGGCGGCGGGGCCGCAAAAGGAAAAATCGGCGGCACCAAAGAGGAACGCACGGCAGCAATCGCTGACCGGTTCCCAGACCTCCCACTGAAATAAGGAAAAACACCCATGTCCCTGTCGCAAATGCAGGTTTTCAACGAATACATCATGCCGGCGACCATCGAAACGCTGGACCAGATGCTCGTTGCGTTCAACGCCGCCAGCCGCGGCGCAATCGTGCTGTCCCCGGACGGCTTCACCGGCGACTTCCTGCAGGAGTCTTTCTTCCAGACCCTGGCCGCCGCCCAGCGCCGCGTAGATCGCTACGCTGCCAACGGCGCCGCGCCGATCACCGACCTGACCGAGCTGAAGAACAGCTCGGTTAAAGTCGCCGGCGGCTTCGGCCCGGTGCGCTACGAGCCATCCCAGATGACCTGGCTGGAGCGTCCCACCGCCCAGGGCATCGAAGTTGCTTCGCGCGCCTTCGCTGAGATCCTGCTGAAGGATCAGCTGAACACTGCTATCGCCGCTCTGGTGGCTGCGATCACCGCCCAGGCCGCAGCAGTAAACGACGTGTCCGCCACTGCCGGTATTACCTATGCCGGCCTGAACAACGCCCACGCGAAGTTCGGTGATGCCAGCCAGAACCTGATCACCCAGGTAATGCAGGGCACCACCTACCACAAGCTGATCGGTCAGAACCTGGCTAACCAGCAGCAGCTGTTCCAGGCGGGCAACGTCCGAGTGATCGACATTCTCGGCAAGGTGTCGGTGGTCACCGATGCTCCTGCTCTGATGCAGGCGGGTGTCGATCCGGCGCCGGACAAGGAAATCATCCTTTCCCTGGTCCAGGGTGCAGCTCTGGTGCATGACGGTCGCGACATGATCAGCAACGTCGACACCACCAACGGCAAAGAGCGCATCGAAACCACGCTGCAGGTTGATTACACCTTCGGCCTGGGCCTGAAGGGCTACACCTGGGACACCGTCGCTGGCGGCAAGTCCCCGACCGATGCCGAGCTGGCGACCGGCACCAACTGGGACAAGACCGCCACCAGCATCAAGCACACCGCTGGTACGGCCCTGATCGGCGACGCCTCCAAGTAATCCAGTGATAGCGGGCCGGGCACGTCGCCTGGCTCGCTGAGGAAAAAGTCATGATCAAGAACAACATCTGGTACCTGGCAGGCCCGTTCCACCAGTACCGGGAAAACGTGAAGGCCTTGGCCCAAGAGCACGGCCTGCGCATTGTCGACGCCAACGCTGCCCAGAGCCGCGAGGGGGAGGCCGAGGACGTGCCTGAGGTGACCATCCGGCCTGAGCTGAAGGCCGTTGTTGTGGCGCCAGGCATCGGCCATCAGGACATGGAGTATCTGCGCTCTCAGCTCGGTGCCATCGAAGAGCTGGCTGTATCGCTGGAGTCTGGGGTCCTGGATGTTCCGCGCGGCGATGGTGTGGCGCTGCGAATCCATGAATCTGTAGTTGCACTACACAAGGACTTGGAGGCGCAGTCCGATCAACTTGTGTTGGTTCGGAAAATCGTTGAATCGTTCGCCGCGCAGAGCTTGGAGCGGCCAGAAGGTGAGCTTGGCGAAACCACTGACCACCTGCTCAAGGTGCTTGAAGCGGTCAACGCCGGAATTGCCAGCCTCCAGCGCGAGCGCGATGGGGAAGTCGAGAAGGCTCAGGATCTGCAGCGCAAACTGGATGAGTTCGTGGCGCAAACCGCTCAGGGCCGACAGGTGCCTGACGAAGAGCGAGAGGCGAAAGAAGTCGCGGAGCTCAAGGCTCGACTCGACGCCGCCAGCGTCAGCTACCGAGCCAATGCCTCGAAAGAGTCGCTTCAGAAATTGATCGACGATCTGTCGAAGGCGTAACACCGGGGCTACGGCCCCATTCATTCAAGCGGAGGCCTGATGGCTACCTACATCACTGTGGCCGACGTCGACGAGATCCTCGGCCCAGACTGGACCACCGAGGACAAGAAGGCCGGCGCAGTCATGCAGGCCAACGCTTACCTGACCTCACTGAACCTGGTCGGCGTCGACATGGACAATGTGCCTGACGATGTAAAGCAAGCTGGCGCCCAACTGGCCAAGTGCGCAGCCGAGGGCAAGCTGTACCAGCAGCAGACTGAAGGCTCGCTTGAGTCCAAGACGGTCAAAGCCGGTTCGGTATCGACCAGCAAGTCTTTCGGTGCGCTCGACCGGTCGAGCAAGGCCGCTCAGCCTGCGTGCGTGCAGTTGGCCCTGGCCCTGCTAACACCTTGGCGCAGCAATCCTTTCGCTTTTGCTGTAAAGAGGGGGTAGCCATGGGGCTGCGCGACGATGTGCAGGCCGATCTGGCCGAGGCCTTCGATGAAGACCTAGCCGATGCGGTATCGACTTTTACCGGCACCTACATGGGCCCTGGTGTCTGGGACCCAGTCAACGAGACGACCACGGCCCAGCCAGTGACCTACACGGGGCGCGGCATCCTCGACGCCTACGATAGCCGACGCATCGACGGGGTGAACATCCTCGTTGGTGATGTGCTGCTGATCTGCCTGGCCAACGAGGTCACCGACAAGCCTGCCGTAGGGCACAAGATCACTGCCGAAGACCTGCTCACCGGCGAGCAGGCGACCTACACCATCGTCAGTCCCGGTATTGACCCGGCCAAGGCCCACTATGAGATCCAGCTGAGGAGGTGACCATGGCCAAGGGAAGAGGGTGGAGCGTTCCACCATCAGCATTCCGGGAGGAGGTGGACGAGGCGGTGGCCACCAGGTCTCGGGTCATCGCTATGGCCATGCTTCGGGAGATCGTTTTCAAGTCCCCTGTAGGTAACCCTGATCTCTGGAAGGTCAACACTGAACAAAGGGCCCGAAATGTCTCGCAGGCAGACGCCTATGACGCGGTGGCCCTGTCTCTCGGCAACAAGAAGCTGACGAAGAAAGAGCGGGACCAGAACTTCTATGTGAACGACTTGGCCGCAGGCAAAGGCTACGTCGGCGGGAGGTTCCGTGCGAACAACATCGTGACGATAGGCGACCCTAGCTATTCCCAGTTGGATGCTACGGACGCCAATGGCTCAGCCACGATAGCGAAAGGCGCGGCCGTGTTGAACGGTGTTTCCGCCTACTCCGTCGTGTACATCCAGAACAACCTGCCATACGCGGAGCGCCTGGAGGACGGCCATTCCACCCAGGCGCCAGGAGGCGTCTATGCCGTCTCCTTCCATGGTGTCTCACAGGCCTACAGCTCATGACCTTTGAACAGATCCGCAACATCGTCATCGGGCGCATGCAGCAGTGGACCGGTATCCCAGCGGAGAATGTGGACTACCCGAACAACGCCAAGCCATTCGATCCGGCTGGCAAGACCATCTGGGCGCGCCTGGCCGATATTCCTGGCCTGAGCAGTACTCCAGAGGTCGGAGTAGGGCCATGCGTTCGCCGCACTGGGATCATCGTTATTCAGCTGTTCGTTCCGACCTACGAGGGCACTTTGGCGATCACGCGAGCTGCTGACACGCTGGTAGAACAGTTCGAGTTCTACAGCGATCCCACCGGCCCATTTGAGTGTCATGCGGCGTCCGCCCAGGTCGTCGGGGACGACGGCAACAACTGGTACCAGGTAAACGTGCGGATTCCATACCGGGCCTACTGAGCCCCAATTCAGTTTCTGGTCACAGCTAGGGGGCACCTGAAAGCGCCTTCCCTGGGGCGTTGCTGTGGCCGATCTATTTCCAGGGCTATTGCAGGGGATACACCATGGACAAACTGATTATCGGCGATACCGAACTGAGCGTGATTGATCATGGCGGGCAGCCCTGTCTAACGCTGTCGGAAGTCGCTATTGCGCTTTACGGAAAAGGGGGCGACCAAACTGACGCACCCTTTGATTCTGCTGTGCGCCAGGTGCAGAAGCTATACACGCGGCATGCCGATGAGTTCACCAAGACCATGACTGGCATGGTCAAGATGCAGACACGCGGCGGCGAACAGTATGTGCGCGTATTCAGCCTTCGTGGCGCCCACCTGCTCGGCATGTTTGCTCGAACCGAGCGCGCCAAGCAGTTCCGTCGCGCCGTACTTGATGTGCTGGACGAGCAGGTTCGCCAGGGCGAGACGCTCAGCGCCGAGTTTCAGCGAACTCTTCTCGAGTACAGCGGCAAGCAGGCCTTGGCCAGCCTCTGCGGGAAAGGCCTGCGTCAGTGGCAAAGGCAGAAGCCTCCGCTTGAAGCGAAGCTTGACGATCTTGCCTCGCAGATGCAGCCATCCCTGCCTCTTCATTGATCTCGTAAATGTGATCTCGGCTCACAATTAGCCGACCAAAACCTCGCAAATGCACCGCCACATGGCGGTTTTTTTACGCCTATTGATAGGAGAAACACCCCATGAGTAGCGGTGCAAAACGCTCAACCGCGTGGATTCGCGAAGTGACGCCAGGGATTACCCCGCCGGGCCCATGGAACGTGCTGACCCGCGTCAGCTTCGGCCTGGTGCCCACCTACAACACCGAAGAGAACAACGAGATCGGCGAAACCCGGATGTCGCAGGGCACCGCCCAGACCACCGTGGACGTTGGCGGTGATATCGAAACCAAGTTCCGCTACGGCGCCCTGGACGAGTTCCTGGCCTCCTGCTTCGGTGCGAACTGGGTCGGCAATACCCTGACCATGGGCAACGAGCGAATCTCGTTCTCCATCGCCGCATACGACGCTGACGTGGGAATCGCGGGCATTGCCCGGGGCGCTCAGGTTGACACGATCAACATCGAGGTCCCGAACGACAACGAGATCAGCGTCACCACGACGTTCATGGCCACCTCGTGGCAGGACAAGGCCGACAACTCGTCGTTCATCGTCAGCCCTGCACCCGAGGCCAGCCAGCGGCGCTACGATTTCAAGGATGTGACCGGCCTGAAGATCAATGGCGTGCAACTGGGTGACGACAACGCGTGCGTTGACACCTTCAACCTGCAGTTCGCCAATAACTCCCAGACCCAGCGATGCATCGGAAACGGCAACCCGTTCGCTGGCAACATCATTCAGACCACCTTCGTGCCAGGCGGCTCGATCACCATGAGCTGGTCCAAGACCGCCTACGAGTACTGGAAGGCGCAGCAGACCGGTGATTCGCTCAGCTTTGAATTCACCCTGAGCAATGCAGACGGTGGCTACACCTTCCTCATCCCTGAGATGGAAGTCAGCGGCGACTGGCCGGACGGCGGCGCCACCGACATCATCCAGGTGGAGTTGACCTATACCGCTCGCCGCGTGCCACCGACCATCACCCGCCTGCCAGCGCCTATCGCCATCGCAGCGGTGACCGTCACCCCGGACACCATGAGCCTGGCTGTAGACGAAACCGCCGATCTCGAGGCAGCGGTAACCCCAGTGGGCGCAAGCCAGCTGGTCACCTGGATCTCCTCGGCCCCAGCCATCGCCAGCGTGAGCGCGACCGGCCTGGTCACTGCCCTTGCAGTGGGCACCGCCAACATCACCGCGACCAGTGCAGCAGACGGCACCAAGACCGACACCTGTGCTGTTACCGTCACCGCTTAACCCTTCGCCCGGCGCGCCCTGCGGTGTGCGCTGGGCCTTTTACCGCAGAGGATTACCATGGGCATCACTATTGCCAAGAAGCCAGAGCTCGACATTGATGGCACCCGTTGGGTCGAAATCGCCAAGGGTGCGAAAATCCTGGTCGGCTCTACCGCCAGCCCGCTGTACAAGTCGCACTACGCGCTGATCCAGCGCCACCTCGCATCCATCGACATGCAGACCCGTGTTGGCACCAAGGACTTCAGCATTGCCGATGCGGAGCCGGTTGTTTTCGAGCAGGAAAGCGAGATGCTCTTCGATTTGGTCTCCAAGCATCTGATCCAAGACTGGGAGGGCGTCGATGAAGCCGACAGTCCCGGCATCCCCGCGCCTTACTCGCCAGGGCTCTGTAAGGCGCTTCTTAGGCAGATGCCCGAGGTCTACTTCCTGGCAATCAAGACAGGTAGCGACATTGCCCGCCGGATCGAAGAGAAGGCTCAGGCAACCGCAAAAAAGCCATCGACGCCTACATCTGGGGGCGGGAGTGGGCGGGCGAAAGCAATGAAAAAGCCCGCTGGAAGCGCGAAAGGCTGAAAGGCGTAGCGCCGGTACCGCCTCAGCCCGAAATTGATGGCGTCACTGCCGAGGTCCTTGAGGCCTACGGCTCTATCAGCCGCACCCGGCAATACGTCGGAATGATCGGCGCTCCCGCACCAATCTCCCCGGCAGCCATCACTGACTATATGGCCCGCTATCCCACAGCGATTTGTCGCGATGAGTTCGACGCTGCGATTTTCGCGCTGGATGACGAGTACCGCAGGCACTGGGACGAGCAGCAGGAGAAGGACAGGTCGACGCCGCCAAAACGATAGCCCGCCAAGCGGGTTTTTTTACGCCTGGAGAATGCTATGGCGCAGGAATCCCGCCTCGCGGTAACGATCGACTCGCGCGGCGCCAAGCGCAATGCGGATGACCTGACCGACTCGCTCGGACGGATGGAGAAGGCTGGGGATGCGGCAGCAGCATCGGCCGAAGGGGTTTCGGAAAGCCTGGACGACCAGCGCAAAGCCCTTACCCAGCTGCTTGGGCAGATCAATCCGACCACCGCTGCCCTTGGCCGTCTGGACGACATGCAGGAGAAGCTGGCAAAGTTCAAAAAGGCAGGCATTGTCGAAAGCGACACGTTCGTCGAATACACCCAGCGCATTAACACCATGCGCGATGCTCTGGGTGAAACCAGCACCGGCATGAACAAGGCCGGAATGTCGGCCAAGGCCTACCAGGCATCCTTGCGTGGCCTTCCTGCCCAGTTCACCGATATTGCCGTCAGCCTTCAGGCCGGGCAGGCCCCATTGACCGTATTCCTGCAGCAGGGCGGTCAGCTCAAGGATATGTTCGGTGGTGTAGGGCCGGCCGCGCGCGCCATGGGTGGCTACATCCTTGGATTGGTGAACCCGTTTTCCGTTGCCGCGGCAGCCGCCGCTACTCTGGCGCTGGCCTACTACCAGGGCTCAGAGGAATCGGAGCGCTTCGCCAATGCGTTGATCGAGAACGGCAACGCCGCCGGCACCAGTGCAGGCCAGTTGGCAGACCTTGCCAATGAAGTGGCCAGCACCAGCGGCACGGTTGGCGCTGCAGCGGCTGTGCTCACCAAGCTGGCAGCCGCAGGCAACCCGCTGACCTCAATGTACGCGGAGATCACCCAGGCCTCGCTGGCCTGGTCGAAGCAAACCGGTCGAGACATCGATGGGGTCGTGAAGTCGTTCAACGACATCGCGAAAAGCCCGGTCGAGGCAATCAAGAAGCTCGACGCTGAGCTGAACATTCTGACCACCTCGCAGTACGCCAACATCGTTTCCCTGCAGGAGCAGGGCGACACCATGGGGGCGGCGCAGGTGGCCGCAGGGCTGTACGCCGAGGAGATCAGCAGTCGAGCCATAGAGATCGAGGGAAACCTCGGCACCCTAGAGTCTGCCTGGCAGTCAGTAGCCGGGTTCGCCAAGAAAGCCTGGGATGCGATGCTCGACGTTGGTCGCGACAAATCCCTCGAACAACAGCTTGCGGACGTAGAGCGCAAGATTGCGGATGCCGAGAAAGGCATTCAGCAGGGCGGCCGTGCAGCCTTTGGTCTCGGGATCACCTCAAAGAGCATCGTTCAACTGCGTCAACAGGCTGCCGATCTGCAATCAGCCATTGCCGAGGCCGGTCGAAAAGCTTCTGAGGATGCTGCCAGCAAGGCGATTCAAGATGCTGGAAAAAAAGGCGTCGACACGATCAACGCCACCTTCAAGGCGGCTCAGACCCAAACCGAGAAGCTTCAGAAGCAGCTGAAGGACATCGACAAGGCCCGCGCAGATGCGCAGAAGGCCGGCGGGTTCACTGCTGAGGAAGAAGCCAAGTACGCGGTAGCCAGAAAGAACGTCGAGCAACAAATCGCCGACATCAAAGAGCGTGAGGCGAAGAAGAACAAGCCCAAGGCGGCCACCGGCCAGAATCGCGGCGTGTCCGAGGCTGAAAACACCTTCGCCAAGCTCTACAACCAGTACGATCCGGCAGCCCAGGCAGCGCGTGCGCTGGTCAAGGAGCAGGGTCAGCTCCAGCTGGTGCTGGACAAGGGCAAAATCAGCCAGGAGGAGTACAACAAGGCCCTGGCCCAGGCTTCGATCAACTACGGCGCTGCCATCAAAGGCGCTCAAGGCCTGACGCAAGCTGAGCAGTACCGCGCTCAGTTGGAGAAGCAGCTCAGCACCCAGCGGACGCAGTACAGCCTGGAGGCTCAAGGCGTGGGCATGGGTGACTTGCAGTCAACCCGTCTGCAGCAGCGTGTGCAGTTGGAGCAGCAGACCAACGACCGCATCCTCCAGCTGCGTACTGAGCTCGCCAATGCCACCACGGAGAAGCAGCGGCAGGACCTGCAAACGCAGATCGACCTGACCAACGAGTTTCTACCGAGACAGCTGGAAGCATTGCAGGCTGGCTGGGCGCAGATGGACCAGGCCATGCTCAACCCTATCAACGGGTGGACGGCGGCAGTCCAAAACTTCGGCAACGAAGCGCGCGACATCGCCGGACAGACGCAGTCGATCTTCTCCAGTTCGTTCAACACCATAGCGAATGACATCACCAGCGCGATCAAGAGCGGCAGCTTGTCGTTCAAGACGCTTGGGGATATCGGCGCTGACGTGCTCGACCAGGTGATCACCGGATTTATCCGGATGGGCGTGCAGATGGCGATGAACGCCGCGCTGAGCGCGACACTCGGAGCTTCGGCAGCAGCGACCAACATTGCCCTGGCTGGGACAACCGCTTCCGCCTGGGCGCCTGCGGCCGCGATGGCCTCCCTTGCCACGCTTGGCACCAACGCCGTCCCCGCTGCTACTGCTTTGACTTCCACCACAGCGCTGGCTGCCGGTCTCGCAGTGGTCCCTGGTTTCGCCACTGGGGGTTACGTGTCCGGGGCTGGTACTGGCACCTCTGACAGCATCACGGCCAGGCTGAGCGACGGTGAGTTCGTGGTTAACGCCCAGGCCACCAAGCGTAACCGTTCGCTGCTAGAGGCTATCAATTCGAACGAGCGGGTATCGGTGGCCAGTCAAGGGGCATCCGTGGCGGTTGCGCAGCGGGGAAGTCAGGGCGGCACCCAGGCCACTCAGGTTATCCACCAGGTAACCATCGAGAACTACAGCCAAAGCCAAATCGAAACCCGGACTGACTCTGACGGCCGATTGCGGGTGATCGTCCAGGCTGCGGTTGACGAGATTTCTGGCCAGCTTGCTTCTGGGTACGGCCAGGTCGTGGATGCCGGCGAAGGCGCATATGGCTGGAAAAGACAGGGCTCCTAACGAGGAATGGCAATGATTCAGTACCCGGCAGGATTGTCACTTCCTCTGCAGGAAGGGTACGGCATGAGCACGGTCGATCCGATGCGGGCTACCCCAATGGTAACCGGGCGTACGCGGTACCGGGTTCGGCACAGCTACGTCCCGACTGAGGTGAAGTTCAGTTTCAACTTCAGCCAGGACGAAGCGGGGATATTTGAGGCCTGGTATGCGCGCACCCTGAATAACGGTCTGGAGTGGTTCGAGATCAGCCTGCAGACCCCGGCAGGATTCACGGCTTATGAGGCCCACTTCAAGGGCATATACCAGGGGCCAGATCTTACCCAGGTCAAGCGTTGGCGGTATTCGGCAGTAGTTCAGCTTAAGGCGCGGCCACTGATCCCCGCGCCCTGGGAGCAGTTTCCAGAATACTGGCTCAACAAGAACGTGATTGACCTTGCCATGAACAAGGAGTGGCCTGAAGCATGAGCCTGATTGAGGAATGTTACGCCTCAGGCAAAGGGGAGCTGGTGGTGACTGTGGAGGGGCGAGAGGAGGGTAGCAGCATCTCGCACCTCTACTGCTCAGGTTACGAGGACCGGATCTGCACCACCGAGGACGGCCGAACGCTGCTCTTCATCGCTATGGCCATGGATTTGGCCATGCCAAAGAACGACAACAGCGCGTTCCAGAACCTGGTGCTCGGCCTGGACAATGTGACCGGTGAGGTGCAAGAGGTGGTCGAGGCCGCCAAGGCCGCCGATAACCGCTTCATTATCACCGTGCGCATTTACTTGGCCGAAGACCTCTCGTTCCCTCAGGAGCGGTATCGCATGACGCTGCTCAGTCGGGAGTATGAGGACGATATCGCCAAGCTCACTGCCGGCTTCTTCGATCTGCTGAACACCAATGGTCTGCGCACCGTGCTGACCACATCCCTGGCACCTGGCCTGAAGTACATCTGACCATGATCGAGAAATTCATGCGCGCCCCGTATCGCGAGGGTGCAAGGGGTCCTATTGCCTTCGATTGCTGGGGGCTGTGCCGGGCGGTCCGGCATGACCTTTTCGGGCTGGACTGGCTGCCTTCGCTGGGCGCGGTGGGAAAGGACAAGATCCGCGAGAACACCAAGGCTTACCGCGACCTCAGAAAGTCGATGGAGGAGTGCGCGCCAGAGCCTGGCGCGATCGCTGCGGTACTGCGCGGAAAGGCGCTGCTGCATGTTGGCACAGTGCTGTTGAGCGAAGGTCGCCTGAAGGTGATCGACACAAATCCCGGTGGCGCCTGCCTCCGGACAACCGGCGAGTTCGAAGCCGCTAACCCAAGGGTGGTTTACTACCGTGATCGAGTTCTATCCGAACAAGCTGAGTGACACCGCGCCCCTGGGCACCTGGAAGACCGATCGCCGGATGACCATCGAGGAATGGCTGAAGTCCCAAGCCACGTCCTACGAACGTCGCGAGAGCCCGCCCATCAGCGCCGTGCTGAACGACGAAGTGATAGAGCAAACCAACTGGCACAAGGTCGCCTTCAAGCCTTCCGACCTGCTTCAGATCTACCGAGAGCCGAAGGGTACCGACCCGTTCTCCATTACCTTCGCCCTGTTCAAAGGCGCCAAGGCGGTGCTCAAGGCGATCATGCCCAAGATGCCGGGCATGCCGTCCAGTGCCGGCACCCAGCAGGGTGACCCGCTGATGGATGCCAGCGCTAAGGGTAACAAGGTCAAACTGGGTGATCCGGTGCGGCAGATCGCCGGCCACCAGAGAACCTATCCGTCTTACCTGGCTCAGCCGCGCCGCGCTTTTTTGGCTCCGCGCGACCAGCGCGTTGAAATGCTTCTCTATGTCGGTGAGGGTGAGTACGACATCCCTCTGTCCAAGGTAAAGGTCGGTGAAACGCCTTTGATTTCCCTGGGTGCGGACGCAACCTTCACCATCTACCCACCAGGTGCTGACCTGTCAGCTGATCCGGCGCACATCAACTGGTTCAACGCGCCAGAGGTTGGGGCCAGCTCCAGTGGTTCTGCAGGCCTTGAGCTGACCATGGCCACCGAGCTGACCCGGGCCGCCACAGCCTCGGCGTACCAGTTTGTCGGTGACACGATCAGCATTCCGGTTGGATCGGGCCAGTTCCCGGCCGACTGGTCGAATGGCATCATCATCCGTGTGCTTTCGCCTTACAGCTATGAGGTTGTTGACGGCGGCGCCGGGCGCGACATCATCCGCGGCCCGCTTGAAATGCTGAGCCCGTCTCCGGGCATGCTCATTGAGGTGGCCGGGTCGAACGCTGGGATGTACGTGGTGCACAGCTTCACTCCGGCGGTACCGGCTGTGCCAGCAGATCCTGGCTCAGCATCCACACTGACCGGCTCTGCTGCACCGACGCGATACGATTTCAACGTCACGCCTCTCGGGTTCACTCTTTCGCATGCGGGATCGACCTACCCGCTGACGCTGAGCACCGCCACAACTGACCTGGCCGGCCTGGTTTCGGCACTGAACGTGCAGCTCACTGGCGTACCGATCCAGGCCCAGCAATCATCGGGTGTGGTCCGATTTGTAGAGCTCACCCCTTTCTTCGGCATGCCTATATCGGCATCTGGCGCTTCGACGGTGCTGGGGTCGGCTCCGGTTGGTGTGACTGGGACGGCTACGACCGGAGGCACGCCAGCGCAACCGGCGGAGATGACGCTTGATTACGACGGTGGATCACCCGTGGTAGGCCTGGCTATTGGCCAAGGTCTGGCCACTATCGGTCCGCGCGGCTTGCGCTACCGGATCACGGCCTACAGCGCGAGCCTGTTAGCTGTTGAGCGTCTGAGCTCGTCAGGTTCAACCGACGCGGGCTGGCCTGGCTTCAACAGCATGCAGACCGTAAATGGCTTGATCACACTGGACGCATCCAATCTGCAGGGTGGTTACCGAGGTCCAATTGCCTGTTGCCCAGAAGGCGAGAAGATCACGGAGATTGAGTGGTCTGTCACTTATGCCAATGGCCTGGCTGGCATCGGTCGAGAGGGCCAGATTTACGAGATCCCGACCTACTACGTCTTCGAGTACCGCGACATGGATGTAGCTGGGGCCTGGATCGTAATCGAAAAGATGAACGTGGGCGGTTCACTGGATGCCCAGGGCTTCACGGAAAGGGTGGTGCTGCCTTACCCGATGCGTGCCGAGGCCAGGATTCGCAAGCAGTACGTCGACCGGCCGGGCCGAATCAACGACGAAGCTCGAGACGACGCGACATGGACCGACCTGCGCGGCCGGATGCAGAGCTCGCCAACCAGCTATACCGGCTTGACGGTTATGACCTGCAACATTCGTGGCGGTGATCGGCTGTCAGCGCAGTCGGAGAGCCAGGTCAGCGCCGAGGCCACACGAATCCTGCCGCTCATGGAAGGGGGCAAAGGTCCCACCAGAGACATCGTGCCCTGGTGTATCTACCAACTGAAGCAGCGCGGTTACACCGATGACGATTTGGACTTGCCCGAATGGCAGGCCTTTCACAACGTCTGCGTTTCCCGCGGCGACACCTACGACGAGACGCTGGACGCGACGATCACGGTCAAGGACATGATCAACAACGCCCTGGCTTGCGGGTTCGGTGAGTTGGTGGTGTTCCGGGGCCTGTTGCGTCCGGTGCGTGATGCCGCTCGGGCCGCGTTCGACGTGAGTTACGGCCCGAAGACGCAGACGTACTCGCCGCAGAACATGACCAAGATGCTGAAGATCAGCGGCGCGATGCCGTCGATCAACGACTTCGACGGCGTGGACATGGAGTACTTCTCCCGCGAGACATGGGCCTGGGAAACGGTCGAGTGCCGCTGGCCGGGCGACCTGGGCACCAAGGTCGAGAAGATCAAGATGCCAGGGTTCAGCGACAAGACCAGGGCCTGGCGGTTCGGCATGCGCCGGCGCGGGCATCAGAAGTTCCGCACCGACGTTTACACCTGGGAAACCGAGATGGACGGCAGCAACAGCGGATACCTGAGTTTTGCAGCCGTTGCCGATGACGCCCCCAAGCGTTGCCAGAGCGCGATCCTTCTGGACTTTGCAGTCACCGGCTCGGGGGCGCTTTTGAGCTCTTCAGAGCCGCTGGACTTCAGCGCCGGGGGCGAGCACTTGATCGGCGTGCGCAAGCTGGATGGCACGCTGTCGGGCCCATTCACCGCTACGCAAGTCGATCAGTACACCGTCAGAGTTGACGCGCTCGACTTCACGCCGGAAGTCGACGGCCCGCTGGAGCCGCCGCACATCCTGTTCGGCCCGAGCACCCGCTGGGCCTATCCGACGCTGATCACTAGCTCTGACCCAGCCAACGGCAACGTCGCCATGAAGGGCATGCCCTACGACGCCCGCGTTTACACCTACGACGACCAATTCCCGCCGGCCTGACCGGACCTTATCGAGCATGCCCGCCTTGTGCGGGTTTTTGTTTAACGTAACTATATGTTTTATATGAATTAAAATTATGCATATGGCGTTAGCCCCACACTGAGCCCCACACGGATTGCTTGCGTGAAGGGCTGATGGTTTGCAAGCAGGTGGCAGTGCCCACCTAACTGCACGCCAGCCACCAAGCTGTACCGTGTAACTGCCCCGCAGGCATGCTGTAGCGGCCCTGTTGGCCGCGCAGGTGGCTACCCCCAACCTTTTTGCGGCGCTTAGGGCCCTAGCCCCACGCGGCCATCCATAGCCCCAAGTGCCCCCCCCCCCCGTAAAGTAAAATACGGTGGGGTGCTGTGCAGGTCTGTAAGCATCCACGAAAAATTTGTGTTTCTAAGGTGCATGGTGCTACGCCGCTTCCTTCCTGCGAAATTGCAATCCACTTGCTCATCCATTTGCATTCAACCTGATCAGTCATTTTCATCTGACCACTGGTCACGTCGGGAATTGTTCCCTGACGCGCCACGTATAACAGCCATGCTATAAAATGGCTTTCGCCGACTGGCAGTAAATTAAGCTTTGTGCATAGATGAACGTCGGCAGCTACAGGGAATGACAAGTTATTTTGGCGTTGGGGTAGTTAATGAGATTGAAAAAAACCACAGAGGAGTTCATCCGAGACGGAGTAGCGGTTCACGGAAATCGTTATGATTACTCAAAAGTAAAGTATGTGAGCAACAGAAAGAAAGTAGTGATTATCTGCAAAAAGCATGGGGGGTTTGAGCAAACCCCAGCAAATCATTTGTATTTTGGGTGCAAGCTCTGTGGCTTTGAAAATGCAGGGAAGTACCATAAAAAAGACACCGAAAAATTCATAGCGGCTGCGAAAGTGGTCCACGGCAGTAAATATGACTACTCTGTTACCAAATACATTGGCGCCAGAAATTCGCTAACTATAATTTGCTCTATACATGGAGAGTTTGAACAGACTGCCGGTGTGCATTTAAGCGGTGCCGGTTGTGAGCCTTGTTCCTACTCGATGCGTGGTAAGCAGGCACGTATGACATTTGAAGACTTCGTTGACCGAGCAGTTAAGCTTCACGACGGTCGCTATGAATACACGCTTTCGAAGGATTACTTCCAAGGTACTGCTACCAAAATTCAAATAGTCTGCCCTGAGCATGGGATATTTGAACAATTGCCTAGCGGACATCTTCAAGGTGGCGGATGCCCCCTGTGCGCTGTAATCAGGACAGGCAATTCCATGCGGAAAACGACTGAGTCCTTCATCGAAGATGCGCGTGCAGTCCACGGAATTGCCTACGACTACTCGGAGACTGACTATAAGGGAGCATTTGACCGGGTAACGATCATCTGCCCGATAGATGGGGCTTTCAACCAAAGCCCAACTGGCCACCTTGGCGGCACAGGGTGCCCAAAATGCAGTCGGCGCGCTCAGGGAGCACCTAGAAATCTTGTTCGCGCATTTCGCGGCGAGTTCGATCAACCAAGGAAGGCATTTGTATATATGATCCGCTTCCGCCTTCTATGCAGTAATACTCCAATTTTCAAAGTTGGGAGCGGCTCTGGTTCGCGTATGAAAACGGTATTGGGCAGCATAAATCGTATCGGTGGCACTGAAGTAGAAATCACGAGCATCAGTTTCAACACAAGTGGAGAGGCTATTGTGTTCGAGCACATTGCCCACGACCAGATCAGGGCGCACCAGTTCGCCGTCCCGATCGAGTTCAAATTTCCTGGCTACTCTGAGGTGTTTTCTAAAGCCCCAGATTTTTCAGCAGTCGAAAAACACTTTGACCTTGAAAGGTTTCGATCTGGAGAACGCTGGGATCCAAGGAAAAGATAGCGAACCACGCTACTTAGAAACAGCGAAAATTGGACAGAAAAATTCTCTGAAAGACTCGTTTGAGTCGAATTAGGACTTCCGTCGAGCCTAACGCAAGTATAAAGCAAGAGCCCCCACCTCACCACTGGGCCGGTTTTTTGACACAATTGATCGTACGGGCGAAGCAGCGCGGCGATCCGGGCTGGCTGTCGAATACGACATTGAAATTAACTATTAATAGTTTTCGTAGGTTTTGATTCACTAGCTCGCTTTTAAAGCGAGCTAAGTATTGGTGCGCGATGCGAATGGAGTGAGTTATCTAGAACGCTACCGCGCCTCAGTTTATAATATCCAGATTCGAAAAGTCACGTTCTAAACTTCTGATCGCTAAGCGCTCGCCTCCAGAGTCATTAGCGCAATAGTTATAGTAATCCAGAAGCCAGCGCATCTTTTCTAAAACTGTCTCGTGCGAAGATGCATTGTTCTGAATATAGTCCCGGACAAATGGTTTTAGATCATCTAATTCCTCGCCCATAAAATAGTGAACAAACGCCGAGTTATCCCGATCACGAAAAACTAACGCTCGAACTCCATCTCTGATTCCCTCGTCGGCGTCAATATGATGCCAGGCAAAATTAAGTACATCATCATTGATGACTATTCTAGGAAACTTTGCGACTTTACTTTCCAAGTGGTAGGCGTTTATCAGGGCTTGAGAGAACGTCACTCGCTCGTTTGAAAAGTGCTTGCCAAATGCAATGCCACCCCTTACTAAAATATTTCGTTTAAGAAATAACTTCTGCATTGATGCCGCGATACCAAGCAGTCCCACCACATTGGATGGGGTAAGTCCAGCTTCCACTATTATCGAGTCAGAGAACATTTTTACATCGCAGCCACTGCCTGCGGCGCTCCCCGCTACTTCTTCAAAAACCTCTAAGAAAATTGGAAGAAATTTTGGGATTTTACCTTTTGAATCTTCCTCCACCATAGAAGAAAATCCAAGAATATCGATAAAAGCGACTAGCCCATAGTCTAAGCTTGCGATTGTCGTCATTTGGCTACCTCAGCCAATTCAAAAAATAGATCTTTGAAAGTTTGCATCGCTTCACTACGTTGATCCCAAACACTTCCGCCCCAACCCGTTTGTTCACGAGTTAATTTCCAGACGGGAGTTCCCCACGTCAACATCATCGGCGCCAAACTAGCAAATTCCGCGATTTCAGCGACTGTGGGGTTCTTCCAACAGGCTTCGGAAACAGTAGCTTTATCGCCTGATGCTGCCACCAAAGATGGCATTAAATCAGACATTACACGCTGAGGAATTAACTTCATCCAATGATCAAAAGCTGGCTTAGGAGACCCGCCATACTTTTGAAATCTTTGAACTATTACTCCGCGAAATTCCGGCTTACCATGCGCCACATTTAGCGATAATTTTTTGAAATCCTCGACTATAGCTGCGTGTTCAGAAATCCATTTTCCGATAATTTGAGATAGTGAACCTATAGCTTGGTAATTAAATCTGTCTGGGAAAACAGGAACCATGAAAACATCAGCGGCTAGGAAGCATGCCCGAGTTAAAGCGCCAGCACTTGGCCCCACATCGACAAGAATGTGACTAAACCCATATTTTTCACCTAGGCGCCGGAGCATGTCATTAATTGCTACATAGTTGCGCTTCTGATGCAAATCATTTGTCGTTCGCATGCTGTGCGCTTGCGACAATGTATCTTCGGAGTCACTTAAAGCGATATCTCCTCGAAACAAAAATACATTTTCAGTGGCGCCATTAACTGGAAGTAATTCTATCCCATCCACATCAACCGTTGAGCGATCACCAATGAATCGAGGGCTTAGTGCCTCTAATATAGTGGTGCCAGGGAGTGGATATTCTCGACCTTCCTTTTCCGACTTTATATCTAGTTTCTCAATCAGTTGAGACAAGGCGAGTTCGGTTAAATTGCACTGCGGATCAGCGTCAACCATTAAAACTTTGGTATTAAATTTCTCGGCTATAGCATGCGCCAAATTGAAAGTCGTTGTGGTCTTAGAAACGCCGCCTTTATGATTGTAAAGCGTTACAATCTTTGTCATTTTAAATGTCCATCCCTGATGCCTGTGGATTTATAAACCATTTTTGTTGCGGTAAATCGAGCCATCGGCTGTGCCTTTCGCAACGCCCCTCACGATAGCGCAGCGCCACTACGCCCGTCCATTACCACTTTTGGACGCCCGCAGATGCATTTGAAGCCCAAGGCAGCTATGGCGAGTAAGACAAGGACTCTCTTGATGATCTCCTGCTATATTGTCCCAGGTCAATGCGACATCAGCTCAATGAATATAGGCTGATCTCAGCCGGTTCTGATCTGATGTGACTATCCCATTCCGCTTTGGCGAGGCTAAGCATCCGATCTTTCGACAGGAGGTGGGGTCGTCATGAAGCTTAAAGTCGCGCTGCTGGTGTTTGTACTGGCTCTGTTTCAGCCACTGGCGCTTGCTGCTGTGAATGTTGAAGTGCTTATTGAGAAAGCCAAGCAGGGAGACCTATCAGCAATGAAGATGCTTTCTGAATACTGCTCGGAATTTGGTGGCGGCGATAGCAATGAATGCCAATTTAAAGCGAAAGATATTCCTCAGTTAAAGGATTTTGCTGAAAAGGGAAACTCCGATGCACAACTCTTAATGAGCACGATATATTTAACTGGCAAAAATGGCGTTCTAGCTGATCAAAATCAAGGAATATCATGGCTTCAGAAATCAGCAGAACAAGGTAATGCAATAGGGCAGTCTTTTCTTGGAATGGTATATGGTTCTGGGCAGTTTGGTTTTCCTGTGGACTCCGAGCTCGGAAGAGTCTTGCTTAATAAATCGATCGATCAAGGTAGCAGTTCAGGGATGTTTTTTCTTGGGTTACTGGAGTTAATGGAACAAAAAGACCAGGAAAAAGGCTTAGAAAAAAGCTTCGCATTGATTCAACAAGCTGCCGAGAAAGGTCTTCCTATTGCTCAGGTAATGGTGGGGACTATTTATTTAGACGGTGCTTCAGATTTCCCGAAGAATACTGAGAGGGGAATTTACTGGTTAACTAAAGCGGCTGATCAACAGGACAGCACTGCCTTTATTAAGCTGGGTTCATTGTACCTTGATGGCAGAGAAGGCGTGCCAGTTGAACGATTAAAAGGTGAAGCTTTGATACGTAAAGCTGCCGAAAGAGGTAATGCTTCAGCACAGATCGAGCTTGGAGATAGGCTTCTCGTAGGCAGAGGGTTAAATACCGACCCTACTCAGGCATTCTCCTGGTACCTGAAGGCCGCTAAAAATGGAAACGCAAAGGGACAATTCAGTCTTGCCGAGCTCTACTTTGACGGAGTAGGCACTACCCAAGATTATAAGGCGGCTGCGAGTTGGTACCGAAAATCTGCTGAGCAAGCTAATGAGAGAGCTATCTATAAACTTGCTAATTGCTACGCTTCTGGTTCTGGTGTGCAGCAAGACTACAAGCTAGCCTACGCTTGGGCACCTTTCGGCGCTGCTATAGATACATATGGATATGGCGGCTTCGCGAGTAAGCGTGACGAGTTTGCTAAAAAATTGTCACCTGCAAAACTGGCGAAAGCTCAAGAGTTAGCAGGCGATTACCTTGAGAAATACAAGCCAGCCAAATAGCAGTGCGCGGTTGCGTCATCAATGGATAACTTGGTCTTTGTTCGCAAGGAATGCGAATTGCGGGAAATGTATATTCACGTTAGAGACGGGGGCGGCCGTTTATTTAATCACAGGAATCAGCTATGAATGAAGATGAGGAGAGGGGTTTCCGGAAAGGTGTAGCATACGGGGCCACAATTGCTAGTGGAGTTGCCATAGCGATCGCGCTCTACATTGCGCCTAAGCCGACATTCATCGTTATCGCGTGTTGTCTTGTTCTAGCTGGCATCGGCTGGGTGGTCTTGTGGTTGGGAGAGAAATACGAATTCGCTGATGATCAACGCCGTGCGCGTTATGACCGGATTTGGAAAGTGGTTGGCTACATTACTACCTACGGGCTGATGGCATTTTTGCTTTGGTCTTTCCTGAAAACAGGGCATCTTTAGTAAAAATCCTGAGTGCCGCGGCTTCTTTTCGGGAGTGGGCTTGCATGATGAGTCTTTCGGTGAAAGCACGGAGCGACTCGAAAGCACCCCAATACCTCAATATTGCTAGGCGGTGATGTCAATAGATGGACGCCGAGGAAGTCTCAATGAAAAAATTATGCATGTTTATCGCTCTCTTCTTATTACTGTGCGCCAAAGCAAGTGCGGAATGGCAGTCAGTACCTGTAGACTCTATTGAGCGGGCTTTTTTTGTCGAAAATAGTACGATAAAGAAATCACAAAATTTACTTAAACTCTGGATTTTGACTAATTATTCATCTCCCCAGCAAGTTGGCAACGATCCAGCGTATCTATCCGAAAAGTATTTCTACGAGATTGACTGTCGTGAAAATAAACTGAGAATGGTGCAGGGTGCCTTGTACAAAAATATAAACGGAGGGGGTAGTATTATTCATACGGAAAACAGAGCGGGAGAGTGGAGTTTCGTCGTGCCGGGATCAACATACGAAGTGGTAATCAGTTACATATGCAAAAACATGTAATGGTTCGACGTTATCTGCACAGACCAAGCAGGTAAACTCACTATCCAGCGTAAAAAACTCCGTTTCAGCTCCTGCGGGTTAACTTTGTGGGTAACTAAGTATATACAGGCTGCTGGCGCCGCAGCCTGTATATGCCGTGGTAAAATGTGCATGCCGCGCCACCACCAAGGGGCCGCCATCTTGCATCGCGCAGACCTACCTACACTGGACATCAGAACCTTGCTGCATCAAGGGTTACTGAGGGACTCCACACCCGGAACTTTGAGTTTAAGTGAGCTTAGATTTAATTGCGTGGCGCCTGACCGCTCAGCACTGTTAGTTAGTTGGGACGGACACCAGCAATCGTTGCCCCTCCGCTGGACCGGCGTACGTGGCCGTCCTTGCGCGCACCGAGTTAGCTGGTGCTGCCCTCAATGCGGAAAACCTACCTCGCTGCTCTACCTGCTCGAAACTTTCGCCTGCGCCAAGTGCCACGGACTGCGCTCTGGGCTCGGTACTGCTGAGCGGTTGCGCAGGGCTAAGGACGCCGTAGCTGTGTTAGAGGCCGCAGCACAAGGCCCCATTGCATTGCTGGCACTACTAGCGAGTAGGTCTGTCGTGCAATCCTGCGGCCCGATAGCCCCCGTAGTCGAGGCGGCCGGGCGACGTGATGACGAAAGCAGGATCGTGCTCCAGCAAGCTCAGCGTGAGCAACATCTGGCGGCGATTCGCCGCGCCAAGCGGGAGCAACTGCCATGAAGATGGGCGAGGTCCCAGCACTGGAGTTGGGTCTATTGCGGCGGTTAGGCGGCCTGGAGCTGGGCACCAAGCTGGAACTGGAGGCCGATGGGGTAACTATCGAGACGCTAGCAGTTACTTTCGCGATACTACAGGTGACGGCTGATGGCGTGGTGCAACAAATTGAAGTCGTGCCAAACAGATGGGGCGGCTACCTGCGCTGCCCTGATTGTTCAGCGCTCCGCACTAAGTTGTACATGGTGAATCGGCTGGCGTGCCGATATTGTCATAGGCTAGTGCGTGGCACATCGCACGACGATGTACTAACAGCGCGAATGGAACACCTGCGCCGATTGCTGCGATGCGGAGATGAGCCGCTGGAACGCATAGCCAGGCCGCCGAAGATGGCGCGAGAGCGGTTCGACGATTTGCTTGGACAACTGCGTAAGACTGAGTGCGTGGCCGAGGCCGAAGTACGCCGCTGGATGCAACGCCGCAACATACCCCCGTGGATTATAAATACGCTGGCGCCATCAACACGGCGCGGCGTGGCAACGGTAGCGTTGCGGATGGACGCGCCAATACGGTGGGATCGTGTAATGCTGGCGCTGGCTGACCTTAATGCAGCAGAGGCGCAGGCAAATAGATAGCTCCAATGGGTTATTTTTTACCAAAAAGTTTGGGTGCGTTACATACCCCCTTATAGGGGGGTATGTGTAACGTAACGCACCAGCGTTACAGGTTGCGTTACAGCTGTAACGCCCGTGCTAGGGCGGCTGGTGCGGGATTGCGTTACATGCTGCGTTACGGTAACGCAAAAAGGGTTTGTAACGCAGTTTGTAACGCTGCCTATGACCCTAAAACTTAGGTTTATTACTCGGCCGAGGGCGGTACTCATCCCCTTGGAGCTGGTCCACCTGCCCCCCATCAATCAAGCGTTTAGCTACACTCCTGTAGCTCTTGATGTCTGCGGCTTTCATGGCGTCATACCACGTAGACTGCTTGATTCGAGCTCGGTCACCACCAGCCTCATCATAGAGCTTTATCAGTATGGCCAGCGCCTTGTCCCCCTCTCTGTACGAGGCCTTCTCCCCAGCAGCCTGAATGTCCTCTGGGGCGCAAAACTCAATTACCAACGATGTGTTTTCAGCACCATCTTCGTTGTATATGCCTAACGGTACCTGCACGGCCTTGAAGTGGAAGCTAAACGGCTCACCGTCCTTCATCTTGCCAGTAGGGCCGTACGTGGTCGCGTCAACAACCTTCTCTAGTCCTACGCCTATACTGCTTAGTGCCCAAACAAAGTCTGTGTCGTTGTAGAAGTTACTCGCGCCACGCGCGCCCTTGCTGGTTTCCTTCCCGCTGTGGTGAACAATAAGCGTTGACGCCCCACAGGCTTGACCGCAAAGACGAACGCCCCGCAAACACCTCCCAACGTCGGAGGGGTTGTTTTCATCAACACCGCCATTCAGCGCAGCAAAGGTATCGAACATCACCAGTACCGGCTGTAGAGGGGCTAACTGCGCCCCGAGTGCTTTCATGCAACCGTCATCCGCCAAGTCCACACCAGTGAAGACAATTTCCAAATTGTCGCCAAACGCACCGAGTTTTTTCACCTGCGCCTTCAGGCGGCGAGATATTCCTCCTTGCCCTTCGCCACATACGTAAACCACTGGCCCGATGCGCCGTACCTTCATAGTGCCAAACGCCTGCCCCGTGCAAATGCTGTGGGCTACACGCAGTGCTAAGAACGACTTATAGCTACCAGATGGACCAAACATCAGCCCGTGAGAGTCTGCCTCTAATACGCCATCGATCAGGTAGGTTGCTGGCTTGCAGCTTGCTGCTAGCTCATCCCCTTTGAGGAGGGTAAATCTGGTCATGCACTTAGCTGCTGACACACACCTTCTAACAGCATCTGCCCCTTCATGCTGGTGCAAGTCGTTAAAGTCGTCGCCCGGTTTATTGCAGAACACCGGCACAGCCAGAAGTGCGCGAGCCTCCCTAGCGGCCTTAACTGCGTCTGGGTGCGGCCCGCTACCGTCCTTGAGTAAATCAGCCCCAACAACAATCTCAACATTTGGCCAGTGCTTCCGCAGAGCCTTGGCGACATTAAGGAGGTTAGTGCAACTCAACGCGCAGAATACGGGCAAACCGGTAGCTTCTAGCACGCTGAGCCCTGTAGCCACCCCTTCTACAATTACCAGCCGCTCATTGACATCTCCCGCCCCCAGCTTTACGAACCCGCCAGTGCGGGTGCCATGTCCCGGCAATGACGCTTTTCGTCCCTCCCGGTCAATCAGCTCCACGCTGCTCAGCACCAACTTGCCCCCCACCAACTTGTGGATGGGCGCCAGTAGTAACTCACCTGTTAGCGGCTCGCCACCTGAGTTGGGGGTGTACCCCAACATCCCCTCAGCCGTTGTGGCGCTAACTCCGTGCAGGCCGGCAGCAGCCACCTGTTTACGCTCCAAGTATGGAATGGCCATTGGTGCTCCAGCGGCCACCAGTCGAGCAGCCAGCTGCGCCGCCTTGGCTTGCTCGTAGTCGATAGCTTCCTGCTGAGTCTTGCGCTCGGCCCGACGCAGTAGATCCGCCTTGCTGACGCTGTCCCAACCTCCAATATCGATCCACCCGCTCTTACGGGCAATGTGGAACAGCGTTGCAATGCCAACACCCCCAGACCCAATGCTGCGCCAAGTGCTGGCGAAATCCTTTTCGTTGTAGCTCGCACCCTTTGCGCTCCATTCCTCGCAGATGTCCCGACCGTCCTCGCCTAACTCGGACTTAACAGCCGCACAGACCTTGAACCACTCACTACGGTCGCAGTCGGGATCAATGCTAGCTAGCGCTGCCTTGATTTTTTCCATTGGTACTGCGGTGTGCTCGAAAGAGGTCATACACCACCCCACCTGGGCACGGGGGCACGCCGCATAGCCACTCGCTGATCAAGATAATGGTCAAGCGAGCCAGCCATGGCAGCCGGTTCTGCCTTGTTTATCGAAAGCTTTTCCATTGGGTTCTCTCCCGAGAAGCCCAGCCAGCAAAGGGGGGCGGTGCGTGCAAAGGGGGTGTGAAATTGCAATTGTGTTGTTACGCCCCAAAGCCGCCGACGCCTTAACTGGTCGGCGGTCTTTTATTGGGGTTGATCAAGCTGAGTATTTACCCAGGACTCCACCATCTGGCTGTCCCAGCCGACGGCGCGCAGACCTGCAATTGGCTTCCCCTTGGGGAACTTGCCCTCGGCCATCAATTCGTAAATTTTAGTGCGACTAAGACCCATAACTTTTTGTAGGTCATGGATGCGTAAAATTGTGCGAGGGAGTGGAGTGGTGTTCATGTTTGGTTGCCCCAAGTATGGCCACGGGCTGCGGCGTACAGGGCATATGCTGTGCGGTACGGCGGGTTTCAAAAATTACCCAGCCGTGCCGGTAAAGGGGTTTACCGTAACGCTTTGGGGGTTTTAGGAGAGCGGCCTGGATTACTGGCATAGGCTGGCGCAACGGGTTTTATCCACTTTTTGATCCGTTCAAGTGAAGGTAAATCTTCGCGGCCTTCGCGTTTCAGCACGTCCTTAACTAATCCCGCCATATCCTTAAGTCGAAACTCCTGATCGGTGTCGGCTTGCCATACTTCGGAAGCAAGTGTTCTGGCGCGATCCTGTACTGTCGCCTTGGCGGCGTTTACTGGTCCCAAAGAGCGCTGGAAGACTTGTTCTGCCTTCTTTTTGTCTACGATATGCGGCACCACCAGCGTGGCGCCAAGCTTAAAGAAGCAAACTATTACATTGGTCAGCTGCTCTCGCTGTTCATCCGTCAGCGTCTTCGCCAGTGGCGCTATGGAGTCTAATAGCGCCATCAACTCTTCTCTTCTACTCGGCTCAGTCGCAGGGTTCTCTTCCAAATAAGCCAAGCCCACAAGCAAGCCATATGGCCCCACGAGACCCTTGGTGTCAGGGAAGTATGCTTTCAATGCTTCAAGCGCATTCACGCTCCACCCCTCCCGAATGTGCCATGCACTACGTTCACCGCTGGCGCGGTAGTGGCGTAGTCAGCCCATGCTTGCATCAGCTCGCGGCGCTTTTCCAGCAGGTTGCTACGACTGTAGGCGGCCTCTGTCTGGTCGCGTTCATCGTGCGCCAGCGCCAGCTCACAAACTTCACGCGGATAGTGGGTGTATTCACTCGCCCATGTGCGGAAGGTGGCGCGGAAGCCGTGGGTAGTTACGTCCGGTAGCCCCATTGTGCGCAGCAGGTTGAAGGTCGCGCCAATGTGCATGACGCCAGACTTGCTGCCGGTGCCTGGAAACAGATAAGTACTGCCAGCGATGCGCGGGATGGTTCGTAGTAAAGCAACTGCTTGTCTTGAAAGTGGAATTGAAAACGGCTGCCGGGTTTTCATGCGTTCGGCAGGTAAGCTCCACGTGGCGGCGTCAAGGTCAAACTCGTCCCAAGTGGCAAAGCGAACCATTCCAGCGCGAGCGGCAGTCAAAATTAACAATTGCAGCGCATTAGCATCACGCCCCTCCATGGATGCCAGTCTTCCCATGAAAGTCGGTAGGTCGCGCCAAGCCATCGCTGGATGTTTGGTTTTTTGCCTAGCGCGCTTTTTGTCAGCACGACTTAAAAGGTTGTCCAGGTGGCCACGCCAGCGTGCAGGATTCTCCCCGGTCCTTAATTTGAGCGTTTTGGCTGCATCCAGCACCCGCTCAATGTGGCCGCGCAACTCATCGGCTGTCGCTGGTTTCGCACTCCAGATCGGCTGCAGAGCACGTAGTACATGCTCCGTCTGTACCTGATCAGGTCGCAGCGTGCCCATAGTTGGGAGTGCGTAGCGCTCCATAATTGACAACCAGCCTTTGCGGCGGCGTTCAGTCAGGTGTTGGCAGTGTGCCGAATGGTAATCCAGCACCAGCGATTTGAAGGTAACGACATTTGCCTTCTCTGCTAGGTGCTGTTCTTGCTGGCGCTGCTGTTCGGCTCGGCGCTCATCCAAAGGGTCGCAGCCCTTCAGGATCAGGGCCCGTGCTTCAGCGGCGGCCTGTCTTGCTGTTTTGAGTTTTACCGCTGGATACGGTCCCAAGCCCATATCTCGGCGCTTGCCGTTGAGTTGGTAGCGCAGCAGCCATGACTTGTTGCCCCCGGCCTTGATTACCAGATAAAGCCCATCACCGTCCGAGTATCTACCCGGCTCGGTTAGGTGCTCGACTTGCTTTGGATTTAGCTCGCTCATTGCAACAGCCCCACACTCAGCCCCACATTTTTACGCGCTTTTAGGCGTACAGCTACATACCGCTACGTACATTATACCACCGTGTAGCCCAGTGTTTGCTGGGGTTGCGCATAATTACGCATTGCGGCGTACAAATAAAAAACCCGCCTTGTGCGGGCTTTTTCATGCCCGGAGAAAATATGCGATACAACACCGGAAACCCAGTTGAACCCGATGGCTCTAGTAGTCCGTTCGACTTGTTCGACAACGCCGGAAATATCGACTTGGCTGCTAACGGTGATGATCCCAACTGGATTGACCGGAAAGGGCGAGCGCGCAAGTCTCTGAAGGGCATGGAGATTGATTTCCAGAATTTCCTTCTGGCTTCTGGTTACGAATACATCGGCGACTATGACACTGATTCGCCTCTGACCATCCGGCGAGCGAACCAGGTCTTTTCGAAAGACGGTGAGTACTGGAGGTCAGGCCCATCGCTTAGCCTGCCATTCACTACGACGGGCTCATGGGCTGCTGACGGACCATTGTTTGTAACAGTCGGCGATGCAGTCCTTCGGCAAACCCTTGCATCCGGTGTCGGCGGTTCAATGATCGGCATTACTGCCGGCTATGAAGGGGCTGAGCCTAGAGACCTGCAGGCCAAGCTGAACGAAATGCTCAGCGTTGAGGATTTAGGCGCGAAGCCCGCCCCGTTCGATTCAACCCTGGCCTTCGCCAAGGCACTAGCAACCGGGCGCAGCTTCCAATGCGAAGGCAGCCATTACTACGTAGGCATCACGATTGCTCCCACAGCCGACGGCCAGATGATTTCTGGTAACGGCAAGATGGGGCAAACGGTAATCGAGAACCCGTACAATTCTAATCCGCTTTACCAGTCCTCAGTTGGCCCAGGCGCTGCGTACAAGCGCCGAATTGGAGTTCGGGATATCGAGTTTGTCGGAAACCCAACGACTTTGGGTGGCATGTTGCTGCGCGGGATCATCAGTGATGGCCTGACTGGCGATGCCGACAAGTCGTGCGAGTTCAGGAACATTAAAGTGCGCGATGTCGGGGCGGGCCCTGCGCTGACCGTTAATGCCTGGTGCAACAACCTGTACAGCATCGAGCTTTGGGACAACTATCAGGGTCTGAAGCTCGGAGCAGAGGCCAATGCGTTTGGCGCCTATGGTCTGTACATCACCGGTTGCCAGAAAGAGGCAATCGTTCTGCCGCAGGGATCTGGGCAGCCTTCGGTCATCAACTTCTACAACACCACCTGCCAGTATTCGGGTGGGGATGAGTACATGATCGATATCCGCGATGGATACGCGATCAAGTTCTATGGCCTTTACCTGGAGGGCAGCCGCGCCCCGCTTGGTCCGATCAACGTCGGCGGCCAGGCAGCTATGGTTGGTTTCGACAACGTCATGCACAACTTGGTTGACGGGGTTCCAAGCGTCCCGATCATCACCACCAACGTGAAGCACTGCCACGTCAAGGGCATCGTCAACCTAGGTGGCGCAATGGCTTCCTTCGTGAAGATCACCGGCACCCTGCCTTTCACCCACGTCGAGGGCTATCACGTTGCCGTTGGCTCGGTTGCTACACCCGTGGATGACCAGTCAACCCGCCGTTCGACCATCGTCCAGAACTGGGATGGTAGCGAGTTCGGCATGACCACCTTCAAGAACCTGGCGGCCCAGCACCTAACAGAATGGAGAACCACCGAGGCCAACACACTCATCATGTACGTAGACGGAGGTGGCCGGCTGGTGTTCGGCCCGGACGCAACTGCACCAACGCTTTCTAGAGCGGGCGGAACGATGTCGCTCACTTACAGCGCGGGCATCGGCACGTTCAGGGCGCCACGATTCGGCATTGGGGCGGACAAGTTGATACTTGATGTTCCCTCGTCACCGGAAGGGGCCTTCGCAGCTCCGCCGGGCTCCCTTGCCATGTCCAGCAATGGCAAGCAGTACACAAAAGATAACGGCGTCGGCAACATAGGGTGGCTGCAGATATGAAAGTGATCCTGGATAAAGAAGGAAAGCTAATTAACATCGGGGCCTGGGACTTCATGGTCTCCCACGGCGAGAATGGCGAAATGGCGATCACCAATCCGATTCCAGAAGGTGCTTATGAGGCAGAGGTGGATATTGCGTTCTGCAAGAACGGCAGAGCCTTCCTGGCTGACGACTATTACAACCTGCGAAAGGCGGAATACCCAGATATCGGCGATCAGCTCGACGCCCTGTTCAGGGCGGGTGCATTCCCCGTTGAAATGGCGGCAAAACTTCAGGCGGTTAAGGATAGATATCCCAAGCCAGACTGACGGCTAGTAGCCAAGTTATTGAAGGTCTCTGTGCCCCTGTGCCCGCCCCGCGCGGGCTTCTTTTTGTCTGGAGAACCCCATGCCTTACATCGTCATCAACACCAGCAACCACTACGATCCCGCCAACCAGATCCATCACGCGACCGAGGAAGCCGCCGACCAGGCAGCGCGGGATCTGCTGGCTGCTCAACCAGCGGTAATCGTACATACGGCCAAAGTGCTCAAGCGCTACACCGCCGAGGTGACGGTGACTGTCGATGAGCCTGAGTCGGTCGAACCGATGGAGGAAGCCTGATGCCCATTACCGAGCAGCAGTTGCTGCAGATCCTTCCTAATGCCCGCCCAGTCGCGGGTATTTTTTTGCCTGCGATAAACCGGGCGATGGCCCGCTTCAAGATCGACAGCCGGGTGCGCCAGGCGGCGTTCCTGGCCCAGATCGGTCATGAGTCGGGCCACCTGCGCAACCTGGTGGAGAACCTGAACTACAGCGCCGAGGCTCTCATGCGTACCTGGACGACCCGGTTCAATGCTGCCCTGGCCAAGGAATATGCCCGCCAGCCGGAGCGCATCGCCAATGTCGTGTACAACGCACGCATGGGCAACATCCACCCGGGCGATGGCTGGCGCTTCCGCGGGCGTGGCCTGATTCAGCTCACCGGGCGGGCGAACTATGCAGCCGCCGGTGCCGGGCTAGGCCTGCCGCTGGAGGATCAACCACAATTGCTCGAGCAGCCGGAGCATGCCGCCATGTCTGCCGCCTGGTGGTGGGCGAAGCATGGGCTGAACGAACTGGCCGATGCCGGCCGGTTCCAGGATATCGGCAGCGTGATCAACACTGGCAAGCCCGGCCGGGTGCCGCATGGTGCTGCTGAGCGCAAGGCGCTGTATGACCGAGCGTTGCAGGTGCTGGTATGACCGCGACAGTAGGGCGGTTGGCTGCCTACTTATTGGGTGCGCTGCTGCTCCTCGGCCTGGGCGCCGCCGGCGGCGTGTGGCTGGCGGTCGACCACTTCCGGCCACTGCTCGACACCGCGAATGACAGCCTGGGCAAGTGCCAGACTGCCTGGGGCAACCTTGAGATCTTGACCACTGAGCAGGGGCTGAAGCTGGGCGAACTGGTCCTGGCCGGGAACGAGCGCCAGGCTAGGGCAGGACTGGCTATGAAGGAGGCCACGGATCGGGCCAAGGATGATTTCGCCGCGGCAAACCGCCTGCAGCAAGAACGCACCGGCGGGGACCAATGTGCGGCGGCCGCCTCAATCATCGATCAGGAGCTTGGCCTATGAGGTTTGCACTTTTAATAGTTGCTGCGGGGCTGGCCGGATGTGCTGGCCAGGTTGAGTCTGAGATCCGCACTGTGCGCGTTGAGGTGCCAGTTCTGGTGCCGTGCCGGGCTCCGGATGTCGCAGTGCCATCATGGGCCGTTGCCGGTCTGAAGAAGGGAGATGGCCTGGAAGTGAAGGTGAGGGCGTTGCTGGCAGAGCGGCGACAGCGGATTGGGTACGAGAGACAGCTGATTTCCGCCGTTGCCGCTTGTCGGTAGCGCACTCGAGGTAGCGTTCTTCTTGCTTCGGTTGTGGTTTAGTGATGGCCACATTCTGCTGGCGGAGCCATTAGGAATTCTCGATAATGGCGGTTTGCTTTAGCGCATCAGAGAAGATTTATGTCCGGTAATAATATAAAAAAATATGATTACATAGATGCCCTTCGTGGGGTCGCGATAGCCCTAGTAGTCCTTGTTCACGCCTCTCAGTACGTCAAACCATTATCTGATGTATTGATGCGAATAATGACCGAGGGAGCAAGAGGTGTTCAGCTTTTTTACATCGCTAGCGCTATCACACTTTGTATGTCATGGAGCGCACGACGGAAAGATGATCTGAATCCGATCCGTGATTTCTATTTGCGAAGAGTTTTCAGAATTGCGCCAATGTTCTACTTGGCTATCGCGTTGTTTCTCTTTTTGAATGGTGCGGCGGCGTCATACTTTGCCCCGAATGGTATTAGCTGGTGGTTCGTGCCTGTGACCGCGTTGTTTTTGCATGGTTTCCACCCTGAAACCATAAACTCGGTCGTTCCAGGAGGTTGGTCAGTAGCAGTTGAGATGACCTTCTATCTCGTATTTCCTCTACTAGTTCGTATTGAAAGTTTTAAATATCTTGTTTTACTTCTGTTGCTTTCGCTGTTTCTTCAGAAGGCGAACGCGCCGATTGCAGGGGTGATTTTTCAGTATGAACCTACTCAGAAATATCTGATCGAAGGTTTTGCCTTCTATAATTTCATTGGTCAATTGCCGGTGTTTGTAATTGGATTGATCACATACCGATTTCTTGCCACGACGCGACAAGTTGATGCGAGGCTTGTGGCGTTCGCCTCCGCCGTGTTTTTAGTGCTTGCCTTCGAGTTCTGGAACCCCCATCAGACTTTTGTTCCAAGTCATGTAGTTGCAGGGGCGATTTTTGCCATTTTTTCGGTGTTTTTAGCCAGGAAACCAATTGCCTTGCTGGTAAATCCACTGACGGTGCTGCTTGGGAAGTTGAGCTTTAGCATGTACCTCGTGCATATCGCGATTCTTAAACTGTTGAGCGGGACAAAAATTCCGGCTGCAATGGGTGAGGGTGATGTGAACAGTGTTTTGTTTTTTTTGTTTGTTCTCGCCGTCACCGCGGTTGTGTCATGGGTAACCTATAACACTATCGAAAAGCCAGGGGTTGCGATGGGGCGGAGATTGATTGAAAGGCTGGAAGCTGGGCGTGCAGCCGAACTGTTGGCTACGAGTCCAACGAAGTTGAAAAATAGTAGTCAATAGACGCGGTAGCGCGTTTCTATATTGGAATGTCGATTGAGTTGAATGCATAGGTGTGGAATGTCGCGGATGACGCTGGATCAATCACAACAACTTGACTCTATTCGAGCGCTGGCGGCTTTTTCAGTGTTGCTGGGACACACCTATCAAACCTTGTTGCTACCAACGCTGAATGTTTGGTTTACTGCGATAGTATTGCTGTCTCAGTTCGCTGTTATGGCATTTTTTGTGTTGAGTGGGTTTCTCATTGGTAAGTCCGTATGCAATAACATATTAAAGAATTCGTATTTCGACGTTGGTCGTTACTTTTTCGATAGGTCGCTTCGCCTCTATCCGCCGCTAATGGCTGCGTTAGTTTTGATGGTAGGGCTTGGCTGGCTGGCTCCTTTCGTGTTTCCCTCCGGCTCTAATTATTTTCTGCCGCTTGAAGGAGCAATGTTTATTCGGTCAGAGTTTGTGGTTTCTGTCCGTGATATCTGGGGGGCGCTAACGTTTCTCAATGGTTTTAAGGTCGAGAATCCACCAGCTAACAGCCCTTTGTGGAGCTTATCGATTGAGGCATGGTACTACGTAGTTGCTGCCGCGATTGTCCTATGGGGTCGGCGAAAAGTGTTGTCGACTTTCCTAATTGCGGTTGTGGCTTTTGTAAGTTATGGGAATGCATTGTTCTACATGCTAGCCCCGGTATGGTTCGCGGGGTTCGGCCTGGCATTTATTCATCAGCGCAATTCGATGATGAAGGGCAAGGTGTTTTGGGTGACGTTCCTTGTTATGAGCTTTATTGCTGCTGCCTCAATTGCATACGCCCTATATCCAAATCCTTCGGGTAACGAGATTGTCTATAGTAAGGTGAATTTATTCCGCTTGGCTTCTGGGCTTTGGTTTGCCTGCTTCCTGGCATTGCTTTTGGGTGGGGTTTTACGTTTTCCAAAGAGTTTGCACCGGCACGCTAGTTATTCTTACACGCTCTACGTTGTTCACTTTCCAATAATGCTTTTTGCTCTGGGGGTATCACAGCACTACATCTATGGTCACAGTGCCAGGTCGTGGCTCGTGAGCTGTGCGGTAGTGTTCGTCTCGATTGGAGTGTCTCGGGTGTTGAGCAGGTGGCTTGAAAACAAAGCCTGGCTGTCTGCAGTCCTCAGCGTTGCCGCTAATAAAAAATCGGCATAGTTTCGCCGGTTGATCGACCAAGCTCGAGGGGCTGGGCTGCTCTGTGGGAGATTTTGGGGCGGCAGAGCGCCGAAGGAAGGGCGGTGGGGGCGTGGGACAAATCTGGGACATCGAATGTCCCAAATGGTGATGAATACAGATGCATGAACATTAGGGGGCGCCCTTTATTTACGGGGGCTTCAGCGATTGGGCTCAATAAAATATCAGGTCGATAACGGATTGCAAATCCGTCTACGCCGGTTCGATTCCGACCTCGGCCTCCATTATTGAAAGCACCGCAGATTAACGTCTGCGGGGTTTTTCTTTGTGCGCTGGAAAGTTCGGAAGTCCCAAAACAATTAGACGACAGCCCCAAAACGGTCCTCACTTGGAGGGCTTGGCAATGGCGCCGACGCGATGGTAAACGCGCATCCGTGATGCCCTGTTTCGAGTGGCCGAGCAGCACGCTCGCATCGCTCAGATCGTTGATCTCTGAAGCCGCTTTCGGTCGGATATTCCTGAATTGGAACTGGGCGATTCGGTTGGTCAGGTCAGCGCTTTTCTCTACTTCCGCTTTCACCCAGTCAGCCTCACGCGCATCTGCTCACCTGTTGCGCAGCATCGACCAGCTATCCGTTTGCCATGCTCGTTGACGATGAAAAACGGTGACAGGTGTTGCCCTGCTCGACGCATGATGCAGTCGAGCAGGGCACCTAGGCTGTGCTGCTTGAAGGGGCCACTGCCGCAGGCTGCCATTCTGTATGAATGGTTTGTCGCGCCGGTGGAGCGGGTCAACGGCCAGCTCCAGATCACCTTGCAGTTGCCCTGCGCAGACGATGCCCCGCACGCCGCGCTGTTCCCCGCGGACATTATCAGCCCACCGAGTGGCCGGGTGCCGTTGCTGACTGATGTCGTTGCAGAACCCGCCGCCCAGGAGTCGGGAGTATGAACGGCAATATCGACTGGACTCGTATGGTCACCAAGGAAATGAAAGAGCAGGCCGCAGCTCGGCAGTACTTGGCCGCCGTGGTCGCCGAGACCGCCGCTTACCGTGCCTCTGCCGTTGCTGCCATCGCCCCGCTGCAGGATACGGTCGATATCGACGAAGCCACCGAGGCAGAGGTGGTCGCGCTCAAGGCCTGGGAAAAATACCGGGTGGCCCTGAACCGGCTACCGGAGCAGGCCGGATACCCCGACACAATTGACTGGCCGGCACCACCAGCCTGGGCGATGCAGGAACCGTTATCAGGGATGTCTGCCAGCGACCCTGGGAGGTTATGATTTCGCTTTGTCTTTTTGCGGCCAACTCTTTTTGACGGTTCTTCTTGTCCAATCGGTAGCCCCACCAGAGTGTGGCGATACCGAAAACAACCAGCCGTGCTATTTGATATATGGGCACTATTTTCTCCTTGAAAATTAGACACGCAGAACGATTTGGCTGCGTCGTGCAAAATTTTTCCGAAGTGCTCAAGTGCGTGACGAGTGAGCGGCGATTTGATCGAGGCTATTGATCAGGGCCTAAGGAAAAGAAAGACCTGCGAGCAGGCCTAGGGTGGCCTGCTGCAATAACGTTCAGGAGCAGTGAGAGCAAGAGTGGTTTTTCTGGTTGTTTTTATGGGCCTTTAGCTTGTTACTCTCTTTGGATCGATTTATTGGTTTTCAGCTGCGCTTCGGCAGCTCTCGCAGCGCCATCCTTTATAGCGCTCGGATTTTTCAAGGGCTGTAACCAATTCACGACCGCCTATAATATTCTGGCAGTTGTTATGTTTTTCATTTGGTTTTTTCATGCCCTCGCATTTTTTTTGCAGGAAAGGGCTTACCACTGCCTGTTGCTTTGACGAAAGCGCTCTAAATCCCTTGTCGACGGCTAGCTGGGCGTAGCTTTGTACGCTCGGCTTTTCATCTTGAAATGCGTTCTGCGCGATAAGGGCCGAGAAAATCTCTCGCTCGATAGTCAT